AACAATAGGTTCAGACAGCATGCTGAACAATTACTCGCGCGACTTCTTGTCGCACATTATGACACAAAGATAACACATCATTAGTCATTAAGACTTCATTATCACATCAAATTCATAAAACTTATAAAAAAGCCCCGACTACACTTAGTCGAGGCTCATTCTTTTTGGAGTATATAACGTATTGTCTCCCATTCTCGAAAACTAGCAACTTTTCCGTAGAGAGATGATACAACAGACATCCACGTCTGTATACAAATATACTATTATTTTTTTAATTTGAATACTATTCGCCCTATTATTATCAGAATAAACAAAATTATAATTCCAAATGACCACCCGCCCAACTCCATTTTAATAGATTGCCATTGGTTCAACTGCTTCTCGACCGGATAAGGTACGCGAATAGAATCGTTTTTAAGAATCGTATCGGTTCGATTAGTTGTTAGGTAACGATACAGATACTTATATCTATACTGATAAACTGTATCGCCCTTTATGAGCGTATAAGTACTATCTCGTTGATAGATGCTATCATAACGGATACTATCACGTGTTTTGTATTCAGTGCGGACGGACTCAACCGGGATATATTGAGTCCGACATGACACGAAACATATTGCTAATATTAACAATATGATTAGGTAAATCAACCGTTTCATGGCCGGATCACTGTATTACGCAAGAAATTAGAAAATTCGGAACGAACATCAAAGCAGGGACAAGCCTTGATGTATTCTGCCGGCTCTACCTCTCCGCTTCCGTCCAGATCGGGCGAAGTGTCACGATGTCCGAGAACCTCGACAATATCATACTCCTTACATAACTTTGCCACCAGTTGGCGCAAACTAGCTCTTTGAGCCGGAGTACGTGTATCAGCAGGCTTTCCAGATGCGTCCAAGCCTCCGATATAACAGATGCCAACACCATGCTTATTATACGAAGACTCCGAAAAGCCTTTCGTATTACAATGCGCCCCATCGATGCTTAACGGCCGCCCATTCTCAACCATTCCGTCAAGGTCAATGACGAAGTTATAACCGATCTGACTAAAGCCTCTTTGTTTGTGCATCCGGTCAATGTCCTTTGCACGTAAGTCCTGCCCGGCACGTGTGGCCGAGCAGTGGATAATAATTGTATCAATAGTCTTCATTTTGCACCTCCTTTTTGTAAGTAGTTCGTTAGATAAGGGATATTCTTTATAAACTCGACACTTAGTACATAGTGCAAGAAAGCTACTACCTTATAGCCATTGCTAGAGTTAGGTAAAATCTCTTTGATATTCCTTAGAATATTTACCCCGTAAAAATAGAATACGCTGTACGTAATAAATGAGACGCATTGTAGCGCACCTTCCGGATTACCTTTGTGTTCACCAATAAAGTAGATGCAACTAACCAAGGCAAAGAAAATAGTTGCTTCTACAATACATCTCCAAGCTTTTTTGAAAGAAAAGCTTTCATGATTGATAAGTAGCGCAGTAAGCAGCCCACAGATGAAATTAAGAGCAAATACTGCAATAAGGCTTTTGATCTCTCCAGAGATGGGATTAAGATAAGCAGCTATACCGGTAATCAATCCAATAAGTAAGTTTTTGAAATAATCCATAATCATTTATCTAAAATATTAATACTTTATTTAAAGACTTCGCTACAATCATCGATAGCTGTCTGAAACACTTGTTTCACTTCGCCAGAGGTTAGCCCATGATCCTCATGCAGCGAGAAGCCGGTTACTCCATTTCGTGATGCATTGAAGAATCCGGCTACCGTTTCATCCTTGACAATCTCGGCAGTAATATCTTTTACCGCTTCGGTACCACGAGTTGACATTCTGTATTTAACCATGATAGCATCCGTAACCTTAGTTGAAGCGGTGCTGTTAGTTGCTGTAATGTTCATTCTTTGTTTCCTCCTTCTATTAAATCATAAATTTGTCCGTATGTACCTGCAGTGAGATATTCTCCACAAATCTCTTTTAAAAGAGCAGCATCTTCTGTCTCAATATCAAGTACTCCACGATTGCTAATAATCTGTTGTAGCATTTTATATGCTCGTAACTTCTTGGAAGTTTCCATATTCTTCTGTGGATTAGAACCAGCTGCAAATAATGCCTCTGCAACCAAATCACGGACAGATTTCTTACTTTCTTTCCCATTCACTAATTCAATAAACTCCCGACCTCTAAAGTCAAGCAAGTTTCTGTTTAAATTTACTTTCATTACAATTTTATGTATTTGTCATTTCTACTACCATACCTTTTATTATACGTATTTTTTGCTTGTAGATCTTTCCTGGAGAGTCCAGATTAGTAATCCATACATCGGACAATACAGATAATGAATTACCATTACCATCCCTTGGGTAAAATCCGTTTGCAGAAACATCACCTAATACTTCTACATTCCCATCAAAATATCCAGCATAAATGTAATTGCTCGGATATGTAGGATTTGATTTAGAAGAACCATAGATGGCCGCACTTCCTCCAGCTGTTGCTCCTACTGCACAAACTCCAAATTTACCATCAGTTGCAGCATTAAAAGTCACATTAATAACACCTTCCTTTGCAGTTCCTGAACCAAGCTTTAAACTTCTTGATGTCCCTCCGAAATAATCAGAACGTGTCCACACAAGACGACCACCCTCGATGGTAAAACCACCTATGAAACCGGAATCTGCATCAATTCTACGGACTTTTATCAATTCAGTATTTAGGTAACCGCCTACCACAATGGTAGTGCCTAATTTCGCATATTCAACCGCATCCTCAAATGCCAACTTACCTAATCCGTCCCTGTCAATCTTGGAGTTAATCACTGTCTGCAGGTCACTATGTAGTGCGGTGATTGTAACAGCACCTTCTAGGTTAATCTTTGAAGAGTGAATAGTCGTTTCACCTGCCGCCTGGTTGATATAAGATATAAGCGTATTGCCATTTTCCAGCTCTTTAGAAGCATAAATTTTATTTCCATCGGCCGTGGTAATCCATCCGGCAGTGTCTATCCTCTGCGTTAAGCTATCGACCCGCGTCACCTGTGCGGAGATTTGAGTATTGAGAACTTTCAATTCAGCGAAGCACTGATCTGAATAGTCTTTCAATTTATCCTGAATAGCTTTATTCGCAACTTCAACCGCTGTATTGAAACTAGCCAAGGCAGAATTAAACAGGGCAAACTTATCATCTACATTCCGCTTTTCCTCAACGGTTGTCTGTCCGTCGGTAATGGCTGTATTGATTGCAGCAATAAGATTGTCAATAGCACCAAATAGAGATATTTTAGCATTAAGCAAACCTGTTTTCGCTTCACCTTCCAGGTATGAATTTGCGTACAGTTTGTTATAGGTAGCTTCTCCGGCTGCCCTTGTATTTTTGACTGTATTTAGATACTTCTCAATGGCTAAAGCCTCTGCTTCCGTAATAATGCCGTCAGCAAATGCTCCATCCACGTAGGTATGCAAGCTACCAACAGCACTATTCGCTTGTTCTGCCGCCTTAGCTGCATCTGCCGCATCCTGTAAGGCTTGCAACGCTTCTTTCATTGCATTATCCGAGAACTCCTTTAGCTTGTCCTGAATAGCTCTATTCGCTGTTTCTACGGCTGTATTAAAATCAGCATAGGCACTATTGAAATAGGCAAAATTGGCATCAACGTTTTGTTTCTCTTCCGGTGTTGTAAGTCCGTCTGCAATAGCTGCATTAATTGCATTTATCAGGTCTGAAATACACCCCATAAGGGTAACTTTAGCATTTAATAAACCCGTTTTGGCAGACCCGGATAAATACACATTAGTGTATAGCTTGTTATAGGTAGCTTCAATCGCCGCCTTTGCATTATTAATCGTATTGATATACTTTTCAATAGCTTTCGCTTCGGCCTCCGTAATAATACCATCGGCAAATACTCCATCTACATAACCATGAAGCCCTTCTACTGCATTATTGGCCTGTTCTGCTGCTTTACCAGCATCTTCAATTTCTTTGTGAGCTGCTTCCCATTCAGACAGATTTTCTAATCCGGACGATCCGGTTTTAATTTGAATATTTCCGCCTATTTCACCTTTTACCAAATTGAAATACGTCTCCCCATCCGGGGAAATTATCTGTTCAGTAGTTATCCGTCCCGGCAGAATCTCCGTAAATCCGTACAGCTCAACAAAACTGCGATCACCTTCATACTCGCTGTTGAGGACACCGACTAGGAAGTGATAATATCCTGCTATGCCCTCCATCTTAATAGCCGTTTCGCTTAGAAGAAACGTACCGGTCTGATTCTCTTTGCTGCATACAGCATATAGATAATATTTCTTTTCAGGATCAGTGAGTGCCGGAGAATTGTATTCAACCAAATCCCAGTATTTATATTCATCTGCCTTGTGAGAAGAAGAAAGAGTACTAATACCGAGTGTCAAATGCTGGATGATTCCTGCCGGAGCGTTCAGTATTCTTGTGCTGGCATTATAAGTAATATTGTGAGATACTTGTGCCGGATTCGTTTTTGAGTTCACAAACCGGAACTGCAAACTTTCATCACCTACAAGCAGTTGCATTGTGCGAACTGTAATAGGGTCTATAGAAGAAGAGAAATTCAGAAAAGCATCCTCCAGCATAGCCATAGTTTCCTTTGCGTCTCGGAACCGTCTCTTGGTAAACTGCAAAGCATCTTTGTATTTACTATCGACCGTTACCTCGTTTGTCTCAATCTTATTCAGATCACTTGAAACAGATGTGCCTACCGGTTCGTTAGAAAGTTCAATTTCGGGAGAATACGGATTATTCACAAAACGTTTGATTCCGATCATCCGGATAAGAGAACCTTCCGGATGAAATTGTATATCAGAGAAGTCTACATAACCGCCTAGTTTAATTTTACCACCAATCTGCAACCAGCGTTTCTTAGCCCAAATTCCATCGAGCGTGCCGGTGAAAGTGAACTTCTTATCTTCATGCTCGTATAGGTATTTGGCAGCTTCTTTGAATACTTCCCAGCTGGCACCGGTCTGCGTTGTATCATTACAGATATAAGCTTTCGGTAATTGAATTCCGAACACTGCGTATGTATCACCAACTTTGGGCCGCCATACTTCCGGTTCAGGCATAGTAATGCCGTCGATTTCCTGCGGGACAATTTCAAAGCGACGTCCCGCTTTCTTATCCTTTTCCTCATGAATATACTTCACCTCGAACTCTTTGCCGGTAAGCATACCAGTCTGAAAGATAACTGTCATATTCTCACCTGTAATAAGACAATCCTCAAAGTTCAACTCTTTGGGGATATCTTCGTCTACAAAATCATAGAAACTATTCTCCTTATTGACTTCAAGAATGGCACTGACGGTACCGACACGCGAAGGATAAATCTCTGTACAATCCAAGCTATCTTCCTTTGCGGTAGTAAGCTCTTTATCTGCACGCATAACGCAGGTTCCGTCTGCATCTGTCTTATAAGTCCTTCCTTCGTAAACAAGAGTTTTAGATTTTGGAAGTAGCAGATTCTTAGCTCCGTATGTAGAATAGTTAATATTGCGATCCGTAGTCTCCACGAGGATTATTTCAGGAGGAATGTCGCCAGATTCCCGACCTACGCCAACTTTGAACCCATGGCCTTTCCCATAAGACAGCTTCAAAGGATTTTCCTTGTTGTATTCAACTTTACGCAGATGAACTGTCTTTATCTGCTTTTCATCTACAGTTTCTTCAGTGATCTGCCATTCTGTCTCGTACAACTCTGCCAACTGATTGAGAGCGTCAAGGATATAGGTATGACTGTAATTGATTACTTTCTCTGTTCCTTCGATGCAATCACCGACTTTCCAACCGGTACCACGACGATTCAGATTTTCAACTAGTAAGCGGAGATGCTCATGTGCTTTTGCTGTATATGAGAATTTGATACTATTATCAACAGTATGCCGTACTTTCCACAAGGTTGCGTCCGCTCTACCGGTTTCGAGAATCAGAGTGTACTCAAAGTTACGTTCACCATTCTTCTTTAAATTTGAATCCTTTTTTAAGAAGTATCGTTTCCCGTAGAAATCACACCAAGAACCGACCGGAATTTCAAGATATCCGGGATGGGAAAAATACAAAGTAAGTGTATCTTCTCCCATGACAGCTTCATAAGAGTAGCTTTCATCCTTTACTTCGAGCTTTATTTCCTTATCACCATTATATAAAATCATATACCTTTAGAATTATATCCTAAAATATAAATGTCAAATAGAAATATATTAGAATAATAGGCATAAAAGTAAGGAACAGATAAACGAATCAACAATAATATGATACATTAGATACGACATTAGCAGCATTGTCGTGAAATAAAATATGATACATTGATTTTAAAGGAGTAACATTAGAGGAGGAGAGATACGCTTGCTATATTAACCAAAGTTCTCTCGGGACGAATTCCGCATTGAAAGATTTTTCCAATGTTACAACAAAGAACCTCGGACAAAATGGGTATTACAAACTGCCAGATGGTCTGATGATTCAATGGGGATATTCCACAACAGGAGGAAGTGGGAAATATATATATTTACCTCAATCTTTTTTTGACACTAATTTCAGCATTTCAATTGCGTCTAATTCGACTGCTTCAAAAGGGGTAGTTGTTACGATGATTAATACAGTATCAAAAACATATTTTCAGGTTGAATCAAGATATAACGATGCTAATACTGTATCAACGGCTGGAGAAGGCTTTAGATGGATTGCAATAGGTAGATGGAAGTAGGAAATATTGTAACATAATAATAAGGATGGATAGCTTTAGTAGAAAATTGGTATTACTTTTTGCATTGATAATTTGGCAAAGTTCTCTCGGGACAAATTGTGCGTTGAAAGATTTTTCCAATGTTACGACAAAAAGCCTCGGACAGAATGGGTATTATAAACTGCCGGATGGGATGTTGTTTCAATGGGGAATAGGTGGAAAGACAGGAGATGTTAAAACTGTGTATCTCCCTCTTTCTTTCTACGATACGAATTACAATGTAATAGCATGTTCTGGATTCGATCTCATTTCTGAAATTTTGGTTTCAGCCGTAATGGTATACGCTCGCAATAAATCAAATTTCACTGTAGTGCAACGCCATGCAAGTAATGGTGGAGGAGTGTATACCACAGGTTACTCATTCTATTGGATTGCAATTGGTAGATGGAAATAGAAATTTTATAACATCAATTTGATTATGAATATTTTTAGTAGAAAAATAGTAACTTTTTTAATAGTCGTTTTTTGGCAAAGTTCTCTCGGGACTAATGCAGTTTTATTTGAAGCTCAAAATTTGGGACAGAATGGCTATATAAAATTTAATAACGGGTTTATGATTCAATGGGGATATAACACAGGTTCTAGCACTCACACTTTAACCGTTTATATGCCTGTTTCATTCTACAATTCGACCTATAATGTATATGGTAATATAATAAAAGATGCATCAGATAATAACTTATATACTTTCTGCCCAATTTTAAATAACGGTTCAAGCTATTTCAAAGTTGACAGAACTTATTATGCTGCTGTGGCTACAGGTAATTCAACAGCAAAATTTGTTTGGTATGCAATAGGCAGATGGAAATAAACTAAATTATATATTATGAAGTATTGGAAAAATGGATTCTATGACGAACCTATAGACGGTTCGGTAGAAATTACAGATGAGTATTACAATCAACTATTAGTGGGTCAGTCGGCTGGGCTACTCATAACTGAAAGCAAAAAGGGATATCCAATCTTAGCTATATATGAACCCTCTATTGAAGAGATTAGAGCACAAAAGCTCAATGAATTAAGTCTATATGATTCCTCTGATACGGTGAATCTATTCAGTATTGATAATGTATCAAGATGGTTGAGCAAAAGTACCCGTGTAGGTCTTATGAACTCTATTGCAATTGAAAAGGGAACTGGACGATCTGAAACAACTATCTGGCTGGGTGATACAAAGTTTGTCTTATCAATCGAAAGAGCTATTGACATGTTACAACAACTAGAATTGTATGCCCTTGCGTGTTTTGACACGACACAAAGGCATACGAAGGCTATTCAACAGCTAGAGACAAAAGAAGAAATCGAAGCATACAACTATTATGTAGGCTATCCGGGGAATTTGAGTTTTGCCGGATAACCTACTTTAAAATTGTAGTTTTCTACTTCTGTAATAGTTTGCAATGATCTGACTGCTGCAATGTGGGATTGTGTTACATTGTAGCAGTTTAGTGCATACATTTCAATCTCATCCAGCATTGATAAAGCGTCAGAAATTGGAATGATATACTTTGTTGCGTCATACCACAATATCGTGTCTGCTTTACCCATCTGTTTTTCAATCGAAATTGAGTTAAATAATCCAACACGTGTAGACTTATCTAACCACATACTTTTAGCTCGTAATTTAAAAGAATTGACATTGCCAGATTTGTCAAACGACTGTATTTCAGTTATTTTCATTTTTCGCACTTCTTCAATGTCATACTCATATTCTACCAAAATAGGGTAGCCTTTCCTACTTTCTGTTATTATCAATCCACCTGATTGACCAGCTAACAACTCCTGATAATACTCATCTGTAATTTCTACCGAACCTTCCACTGGCTCGTCGTAGAATCCTTGTTTCCAATACTTCATATATCTTATTTTTTAAAGTTATTTCCAGCGACCAATCGCAAACCAGGTAAACTGCCAGCCTGTCCATGCTATTTCTCCTCCGGACGCTATATATCTAGTAGCAAATTGAAATGAAGATACAGTTTTAGTTATATACACAGTGGGGGAATATACTATAACCTCATCTTTTGAACTCGATACACCTGTTAGTTGTACACTATAGTTTGTATCGAGGAAACTTATAGGCAAATATAATGAGGAGAATCCTATAGCTCCAGCTTTCGTGCCCCACTGAATCAATAGCCCATTATTAAATTTCATATAACTTGACGAAGAACCAAAAGATTTGCTTGTTGCGTTCGATAGATCAGCTAAAGCATACGTAGTCCCGAGAGAACTTTGCCAAATTATCAATGCAAAAAGTAGTACCAATTTTCTACTAATGCTATTCATCTTTATTTTTATGTTATAATATTTCCTACTTCCATCTACCTATTGCAATCCAATCAAAACCACGAGTAGAGCTGCCTACAGATATTGTAGTTGTAGCATTTACATATTTCCTCATTATAGACACGTAAGTAGCTGCTTTATTATATGGTAATGCTGTATATAATGCCTGATCGCTAGATGCTGTTTCCATTGTTGCCATAAATCGGTAGGTTGCATCATAAAAGGAAATGGGGAAATATACTGTCGCACTTCCAGCTGATGCATTTGTAAAATATCCCCATTGAACCAATAAACCATCCTCATATTTGCGATAGCCGTTTTGTCCTAGATTTTGTGAGCTAATTTGCGCAGATTTTGTTCCGAGAGAACTTAGTAAAGTTTTCTCTGCATCAGTCATAAATTTTCTTGACGTGCTTTCTTCAATCATTGATGCGGGGTGTGTATCCGGATGAGTGTAGTTATTTGCTCCTGCTGCTATACCGCCCAACTTTTCACGTTCAGTATCAGTAAAAAACCTGTGTGTCTCATCTTCATTTATTTCTGACGCTCCGTGCTTATGTGTCGCTGCCGCATAATTACCCTTTGCTTGATATACCGAATCGTGGTTGTGATTTCCTGCCGCCTTACCATTCCAATTTGTCTTTTCAGAATCCGTTACAAATCGGTGCGTGGTATCTTCTGTTACATCTGTTGCTGCATGTTTATGTGAAGCAGGTGCATAATCCCCCTTTGGTTGATACGTAGAATCATGGTTATGGTTTCCCGCAGCCTTACTGTTCCAAGTCTCTTTTTCCGTATCGGTAACAAAGCGATGAGTACTATCAGGAGTTATATCAGACGCATTATGATCGTGCGATGACGCCGCATAACTGCCTTTAGGCTGGTACACCGAATCATGGTTATGGTTAGAAGGAGAGGCTCCGACCTCGCTCGCTGTGTAACTAGGTTTACTAGCAGCCTTCGCCCATGATGGCACATCACTTGCAGGCATAGAGGTGGGGAAATCACTGATTTCAGATACCTTATGCGTATGCGCTTTCGGTGTACGGGCATCACTTAGCCGAGCATCGTTTCCCTGGCATACTGTCCCTTCTGCACTACCAAAATTCTTATTAAAAGCAGAGTTTTTATTGAATGCAGGTTCGTATGTACCGGTATGATTGTGACCTGATGGAGAGGCACCTACTTCGCTTGCCGTATAGGTTGGTTTGGATGCAGCCTTCGCCCAAGAGTATACGTCACTAGCGGGCATAGAAGAAGGGAAATCACTGATTTCAGATACTTTATGCGTATGCGCTAATGGAGGCCGTGCATTACTCAAACGCGAATCGTTTCCCTCGCACACGGTCCCGGCAGAGCTTCCGAAATTCTTGTTAAAGGCGGTAAGCTTGGTAATAATCTTCTCATATACTGCATCATGATTATGTGAGTCCAGAGCAGCTTTCAAAGCTTTTCCCTGCTCTGCAGAAAGAGCTTTACCAGTTCCTCCACTTGTCAGATTATTAACAATATCGGAAACATTAAGTTTCTTTCCAAGCTCTGTTGTCATAGTGGCAGCAAAATTCGGATCGTTGTTCAGGGCGTTCGCTAACTCAATTAGCGTATCAAGAGCGTCTGGAGCACCGGCTACTAGTTTGTCAATAGCTGCTTGTACTTTAGCGTCCACTCCTGATACTGCATTATTAGCGGCCAATGCTGCTGCGTTGGCATCGTCAGTAGCTTTCTTTGCTAAACCTGTTTGTGTTACAGATGCAGTTTTAGCGGCATTAGCATCATCTGTTGCTTTTTTAGCCAAAGCGGTTTGGGTTTCCGATGCAGTTTTAGCGGCATTGGCACCTGCCGCAGCTTGTAAAGCAGCTTCTTTCGATTCGTTGACACTACCAGCGGCAGCATCGGCCTTGGCAGCTTTCTCGGCGGCCAAGGTTGCTTTTTGATTTGCGAGTGTTGCTGCAGCATTTGCATTATCAGTAGCCGTCTTTACAAGTCCTAGTTGTGCGGTTGCATCTTCTGTAGCTTGGTTCATCTCATCTACAATGCCGCCATATTCAGCTTTACGAGCTTCTTCCGCTTTAACACGTTCCACTTCCGCCTTAGCCCGGTTGGTCTCATCAACTTTACGTGCTGCTTCGGTAGATTCACGCTCATCTTCATTCTGAACTCTTATATTCTCGGCAGAGGAACGACCTGATTCAGCAGTAGCACGTGAAGTTTCCGCTGCTGCCCGTTTAGTCTCGGCAGATACACGAGCTTCCTCGGTACTCTTACGGGTATTCTCGGCATTAATACGAGCGGTTTCAGATTGATTACGGATGGATTCAGCAGAAACACGATCTGATTCATTATTGCCTCTTATGACTTCATCTGCTTTTCTTTTGTTTTCCGCAGTAGTACGTTCGGATTCAGCGGTAGAACGACCTGTTTCAGCGGTTTTCCGTTTATCTTCTTCCTTTACACGTTCCGATTCAGCAGAGGAACGGCCTGTTTCGGCAGTCTTACGGGCATCTTCATTACTTTTACGTGTTTGCTCCTCCGAAACACGTTTAGTTTCTGTATCAACACGTCCAGTTTCAGCAGTTACTCGCTTGCCTTCCGCTATAATACGGGCGGCTTCTTCTGCCTTACGTGCATCTTCATTCTGTACTCTTTTCGTTTCAGCAGAGGAACGACCTGTTTCAGCCGTGGCACGTTCGGTTTCGGCTGTCTTTCTTTTGCCTTCCTCGGATGATCGCGTACTTTCGGCAGACTTGCGAGCCGTTTCTGCGATCACACGTTCGGATTCTGCATTACCTCTCGTTGTTTCAGCATTCTTTCTAGCTTGCTCGTTAGATTCTCGTGTACCTTCGTCAATAACACGTTTCTTTTCTGTATTGTCCCGTGCAGTTTCAGCAGAAGAACGACCTGTTTCGGCTGTCTTACGTGCATTTTCATTAGTGATACGGACGGATTCGGCAGCCTCCCGGGCTTGTTCTTCACGGGAACGCCCGGTTTCAGCCGTTTGCCTCGACTGTTCGGAAGCATTGCGACGGGATTCAGCAGTTTCACGAGTCGATTCATTCTCTTCAACTGTGGCTTCTAACTGCCTCATATCGGTAGTTGCTGTTTGTGCATCACTCGTAGCCTTGAGCATATTATCTAATGCCGTCTGAATCTTCTCTAGCCCGAACTTCAAGCTCGTTTTGACACCGTTTACTATCCGGTAACCGATGGTAAAAAAACCCTTCATGTTCTGGGCTTCATCTAATTCTGATATTCTTTTCTTTTTTAATGGCATGGCAAATCAATTTAAATCTATATAAAATTCTCCGTCCTCTGTTATTATAAATTCACCCACTTCACTGGCAAGAAGGTAATCGGTTTCTTCCAACCGGAAGCAAGTGAATACGAGAGTAAGCGTAAACTCCCACCATATCCCCCCAAGAGGATTGAAATCATCCGTCTTGCAACTCTTGTAGTAGCAAGGATAGCTTTCAGACCACTCATCGCAATAAAATATACGCTCCGCATCGGAATACTCGTAGCCTTCGTCATCGGTCTTTGTAGATAGCTTGGTGAGGTCATGCAAAAGGGCGTCACGGTTACGCCAAAACGTCTCAAAATCCGGTGCACGCATCAAGCATTTGAGGTTCACGTCCTTTGTCTGGAACTTCACATATTCACCGTCGTAGATTGCGCCATCTTGCCTTTTGAAGTTCTGCAATAGGTTTTTCTTGACGGCAGGTGTCTTCAGTATCTCCGTATTCGTTCCTTTGAGGATAAGCACGCCATAGGCGGATAAATCCACACCGTCCAGTTCATAGCCTTCCGGCAAGGGAATGGTGTTGACCGGCTCCAGATATACATAATCATCCGGACGGGGGAAGTCGTTGGCAAAAGTGAACTTCGAATGCTGGGTACTACTGTATATCTCGAAACTGTTCTGTGAGGAAAGCCGCAGTCTGAACGTTCTTCCAAGGTGTGGAAAGTTGAAGTCATGATAACTACTATCGGATAATAGGGCAACAAAGTCATTGAACTTCCACTCGGAGAAAAAGCCGAACTCAAGGGAGAACTCCCGGCTGTCAAGGGTGATAGAGGACAAGTCAAACTCCTTACCATCTTCTTCTGTCCAGTCGTTGCTATCCGGTGTCTTGGAAGACGGAAAAGCCACCAACTCTCCGTAATTGCCTTGCAAGGTAGCTACACCTAATTCGGTGAATACGTCTTTATTGTCTATGTAGAGTTGTCCTTTCATCGCTTTAATGTTATTCCTTTAGTGTTCAACGTGTCTATTCCTAGCTTTACAGCGTACATGAACTCCCTTATTTCCACAAGGTTAGATGTATAATTGGAGATGTCTGATAAATGGGAAACAATAGTATCATTACACCGAAGCATTTCAGACATGTTCTTATCCATATTTATGAGATATGACAGTTTCTCTGCTATCTTTTCTGTTCCTGAATTAATACTCTTAACTTCCTCATTTATAGAATAGGTATGCGAAGTCATTACAGCAAAGCTTCCATCTAGCTTGTCAGCTGAATCTTGCGACATGGAAGCGAATCCTTTCTTTGAAGCTTCACGTTCATCATCATCTTTGTCCCATTTATATATATCAGACATCGCATCACGTCTCGCTTTCATTTCATCAGCTATCTGTTGACCTTCTGCCTTTAAAGCATTATATTCATCTTCGGTTACCCCATCGTCCATTGCATTATATAGCTTCTCCCTCCACGCTGTTAATCGGTCCATATATTCATCTTTAAGCATGGAGTTGAGAATAGCATTTCGCATGTATTCCTCGAAGTTATCTGCAAAATCTGCGGAATCAGCATCCATATCAGAAAGTAAGTCCTGAAAGTCTGAACGAAGAGAATCATAATCAATGAGTGTTGTATCAGCTATTTGTTGCTCTAACACTTCTGCAACCTTTCCTACACCATTTGCAATTTGATCGGCATATTTTTGCGTATCAGAATCAAGTTGGGACCAGAAGATACCGGCATCCGATTGTAACTTTAAAAGTTGTTCATCAGTCAAATCAAATAGCCCAGTCATACGACCACCCATTTTCTTTTTAAATTCCTTTTCAGACATGCCTAATGTTTCCGCAGCTTGTTTCCATCCTTCACCGGACATATCATCTACTTCATCATAACCCTTTGAGTGGGACTTTCCAGAAGCACCGGAGTTCAAATACTGTTTGCCCAGCACTTTTGCATTCTCACTTTGTTTCTTTATATTGGCGATAGCTGCTTCATATACAGCGTTTGCCGTGTCTCCCGTAAGAGTTTCCGCTAGCTCAAGTTGCTTCTCAATTACTCGATCAAGGATATTGATATAGGATTCATACGCTTCTTTCGCTTTCTCGTATTTCTCCGTTGTATCATCCTTACTGAACATATCGAAAATCTTAGTTGCAATCTGAACAGCAGCGCCTATGATGGCAAGAATAACGGAGGCTTTTTCAACGGTTTTAATAGCAGTAGATGTAGTAGTTGACGCTCCTTCAACTCCAGCCATTGCTGTCATGGCAAAGTTTCCAATATCACCTATCAAGTTGATTATTTCTCCTGCCTGTCCACCGATAGCAGAACCTAGACCTTTTAGGGAATCAGACAATTCTCCTATTACACTTGCAACTTTTCTTTCAGCAGATTGTACTTTAGAGCTTGCTTTTGCTGTCTTATCTTTCGCCTCATTGTAGTTATCTGTTTTTTCCTTTACCTTATCAAGAGCTTGTGCTTCTGATAAATAAGATTTTGTGGAATCTATCTTACCGGTCTTCGCATTGAATTTTGAGGACTTGACACCATTCTCAATTTGTGCTCCACCCTTGACAGCCTCGGCAGTCTGACGGGCATTCTCTAATTCCATTTGCGCATTAGCTAGCTCTTCCTCCGCTTCTGCTAGTTCTTTCTTCTTATCAGATAATGATTGAAACGGATTGCGGCTATCCAACTCATCCATGATAGATTGAATAGTACTTGTATATTCTCGTAGCTGATCAGGAGATAAAACTTTAGCTGCCGCACTCTTCGCATTCTCTAGTTGATTAAGAAGAGAATTCAATGTTTCAGAAGACGTTTCTTTCAGATTCTCAAATGCGCGAACGTATTCAGGAGATTCTTTCAGCTTATCATAATCCAGGTTCATAAGCTCCATCCCCTTGTTTTTTGTAGCTTGAGCTTTGGCGCGATCTATCTGTTCTACCTGCTGGGTATCGCCATTCTTAACAGCTATTTCTCTTTGTTCATCAAGTAGTTTAATGTCTTTATTGAATTTTGTTTCGATGGCAAGACGCTTGTCGGTGTAGTCCTGATACTCTTTTAGAATATTATCATAATACTCTTTAGTCTCATTTTTATGTTGAATATTAAGATATCCCTTTTGCTGAAAAAAAGAATCCTTTTCAGATTTTGACAGAGAAAAATCCCCAAGATTAAGCCCTTTCTTTGAAAGTCCCGAAACTCCATCATAATATTTTTCCTGATATTCATGTAGTTTCTGTCCGAATGCTTCTGCTTTCTCTGGACTAACATCTGTATCAACATGTATGACTATCCCTTTATTATCAGCTTCAAGTACATCTTTGGCTCCATTAAGTTGAATATCTATATATGATTCAAGCTCATTCTGACTCATTACTGTTCCATCCGGTAATATAGGAGTCACTTGTATTGAAACATTCTTTCCGTCTTGTTCAACCTCATAAGCGGAACTAAACACAGTAGCAATACCGTCTCCTGCATCTTTCCATCCTTTCTCAACTAGCTTTGCAGCATCTATCATTGGACGAGCGAGAAGGTCTACATTTCCCCCACCAAACAAAGAAACCATTTCATCACCAGTTTTTTGAGTGTTTACTGCTTCTTCGTAGACCTTGCTAAAAGATTTTCCCTTATTTGACGGATTAGCTTCAAAAGCAGATTTAGTATTCTCTAATTTCTTACGTAAAACATCTTCCTGTTGCCGTTCTAGCTGCCGCATCTCTTTCTGATGATTAAACTTCATTTGGGCAAGTGTTCTGGCATTGCCTTCACGCATTGCATTAATACGGGCTTGATCGGTCTGGGTTTGAAGGTCTTCAGCAGAGCGTTTCTGTTCTAAAGCTTGCTTATTCATCAAAGTAGCATATTTTTCTTGCTGCTCACGGAGCTTTTCTGCTTTATTTTGAGCTGATTTATCATCTATTGATTTGCCTGTTAAATTCTTATATATATTCGCGATCTTATCAGCTTCCTTTTGGGCGATATCTATCTCTTTTTGATTTGCTTTTGAACTGGGCTTCCTTAAATCTTTCAATTTATTTTGGGCATTGAGGTAGTCTGTTCGAAGTTGTGTTACACGTTCTCCGATTGTTGATACACTATTATCATTCCCTTCAGGACTAAAAAGAGAGCCAAAGTAATTTCCTATTTTTTCAGAGAATGTCATAGTTTCATTCTTCATTGTATCTAGTAAAGATTTATACCCATTGGAGATTGATGCGGCAAATGATTCAAAATTCCCTTTTCCCCTATCCATTCCTGTCATCATTTTATAGGTATAATCATCTACTAAATTCTCCGCATCATCAGCACTCTTAATTCTTGCATTTTTCAGTTTTTTCCCACCCTCCTCTTCCGCATTTGCAGCCAGTGTATATCCTTCTTTTATCTTCTTTGCGATCTCATCGTATTGTTTCTCTGCTGAAGCAACTGCTGCCTTTCTTTTAGATTCCGCAGAGATGGATTCACCATTGGAGTAGTACGAATCTTCATATTTAGCATTCTTTTTTGATTCTATATTTTGTTCTGCCAGTATTAATTTTGCGATATTTTTTTCCTGCTGTTTTATATATTGCGCTGCCTTAGCCTTCTCAATCATCGCACTGATAAAGGAATCTTTATTGCTATTCAGAAGATTCTCCGCATCTACCACATCAAGGATTGCAAGTCCTAACTCATTAAAAGCTTTTTTGTTATCATCTACAAATTTCTTTTTTGCATCTAAATCATTACCAAGTCTATTCCACTTCATTGATAATTCTTCAACTTTAGCTATTGGAGTTGCAGCACTTTCAGCAACAGATTTATTAAACTCTGCTATTTCCTTCCTTGCGTCTCTATTTGCTTCAACAAGCAACCAAACACCTCCAACAACAGTCAGAATAGCTGTAGCCAATAAAACATACGGATTGGCTTTAGCAACAATATTTAAAGCCTTTTGCGCTGCGACTTCAGACCACGTTAATGCAATATTGGTAGTCTTCGCTTTTGTCTCTAATGCCATAGAAGCAATTATAGCCTTACGCCGAACATTTTCAATCGCAAGCATCAAGGTATTGGATTTTTTGAGCATCCCATAAGTACCTTCCAATCCGACGACTACCGCCATCAATGACTGAATCTTAGTCTGTAACTCAGCCATTTTCTCGCTCTTATCATTAAACAATCCCATAATCCCTACAACTAAACTAGCAGATGTAGCAGCACCAGATAAACCGGCTTTGAGCGTGGCAAGACCTTTATTAGGATTAGCAAGAAATTCCATTTCCGCATTTACAAGCTTCATTTGCAAACGCATCTTTCCTAACTCCTCTCCTGCTTGTTGGTACTGCATCGTATTTTGCAACCCAGCAGAACGCATTTGAATCATCGCCTCTCTGGAGTTCATGATAAGAGTACGAGTACGGGCATGCTTCTCATTACCTTGTTCAATTACAGTATTTAATTCTACCTGGCGCTGCCTCTGTGCTGTGATTTCCTGTGAAACACCTTTCTGATTCTCTCTTACTTCATTTAAACTGTTTTTTAATCTATCAATTTCATCATTTACGGGCATAGAAGTGCCATTAGCTCCAGTCACCACTCTGGCAATTCCTTTCGCTTGAGCATCTTGTAATTTTATAAGTTCTTCTTTATACGCTGCTGCCTGAACCGCAAGTTTATCATAGTATTTAAGGTTATCATCCAATTCTTTAGACAATCCTTTCAATTCTAATTTTGCATCTTTAACAGCATTGGTTGAAGATGCTGTAGCCTGTTTATATTGTTCTACTACACTTAAATTGTTTGACTTGATGGCAGTAGCTAGTTTATTCCACTCTTCTTGTTGCTGCTTAATCTCTGCTCTCTGCTTCTCTAATTCTGCTGTAAGTTCAGCATTACGAGATCGTAATTCCTCCAACTGCCGAGTGGAAATGTCATCGGATTTGATAGCTGGAGCACTTAGTTCAACTTTCCCGACTTGAAGCATAGAAGCCATTGACTCCACTTTACTCAAAAGACCATCAAAATACTTATTGAGGTTACCACACATTTTTAGCACCTCTTCATCAAAAGATTCAAACCTCTGATTTATGGAGTCAATGCGCTTTCCTTCTTCCTCAATAAGCCTTGAAGTTTCTTTTATACCTTTCTTGATTTCTTCCAATTTCTGAATGAAACCAGAGTTTTCGAGCGTTGCATCAAAGTGTAAGCCAGCCATATATTTTTCTATTATGTTCTAAATGAGTCCCACAATCTGCACTATGGAAAACTAGATATAAAAGTAAGAGAACTGGAGATGAAAAAGATGTTTTTGTACTTTTGATGCACGACAATGGAGGAAATGTCGTGAGAAAGTTGAAAATAATACTAATCCAAAACTTTAAAACATAAAAAGTCCGAACCATAAGGAACGGACTGATATTAAAAAAATAGCCGGAGTTTAGTGCTCCGGTTACTGAACTTTTCGAGCAGCCCAATAGTGATACTGCTTCATTAACTTGTCCTCATTGTGGGAAAAATATAGAGATAGGAGTAAAATAGAGAGGGGATAGCATCAAAATGCGGTTCTAAATTCAATTAGTTGGGACTAAATTTGGTTATTTGTAGATAAGTGTTTTAATTTGTTATTCAAACTCTAATTAAAACATACATTTATGAAGAAGATTTTATTCTTAGTGATGTCTGCCCTGGCATTTATGGGAAATGTAAATGCACAAAAGACGGTTGATTTCAAATTGCAGGCGGATGGTAGTTTTGTTAATTCGTCAGATGGCAAAAATTTTGTAGTTATTCCATTTGATGGAAAAACCAAAGATGAATTGTACTCTGAAACTCTGGTCGCAGTAACCAAATTATATAATTCTCCCAAAGATGTAATAAGTAAAGTTGAGGGAGAAGTTATTTCAATAAATGGTATTAGTCAAAATTGTGTTGTTTTAAAAGCGATGATGGGGATTAAAGTGGCATTTTCTATTCAGTATGTACTACAATTTCAATTCAAAGAAGGGAAGTTGAGAGTTGATGCTCCAGTTATTTCACGCTTTTTCTCAGATACTGCTGCGGATATTTCTCCATTTTCAGGATGGCTAGAGGCTCAAAGTGTTTTCAAGAAGGGAAAAGCGAATCCTAAGAAACAGGGAACTATTGACGATTTTAACAATACACTAAATGGATTGATTAATAATATCATTTCAAACATGGGGAATAAATCAGAAGATAATTGGTAGTCCCAAAATAAAAGCCGGAGTCATTCCGGCTTTTATTTACTCACTCAACATCGCCCTCACTAACTCTCTGTTCCTCGGATCATCCGCATTTATCACCTCCCCTACACTCTTTCCAAGCAGTTTTCGTTCTTCTTCACTTAGGTAGATGGTAGTTATAGTATCTGCCATAAGCATTTTAAGATTGGCATAACTGATCTCCCATAGAAGATGATTCATTGTCCACCCGTAACGTTGACAGGCAAAATCAATCATTGTTCCATAGATACTTCTTCCACCAAAGGTTATACTACTATTATCTTTCTTTACTGAGGCGATTCTTGTGCGTTCTACACGTTCTTTATCTATTCCGAAGTATTTGATATACTCTTCTGTATTATCACTTGAGAGAACAAGAGTAAACAATGTAACTAGTTCTTCCAAATCCAGTTTATCTACAAACAAATTCACCCGATCATCTATCTGGACATTATCAAACAGTTCTTCTTTTCTATTGAATGTATGATAGGCTAAAATGCGGCAGACAACATCTTTCTTCCCGGTACACAAACGTAATGCTTCCATATATGGATTACTGACCAACCCTTTTTCATTAGTCTCCAGACTTTTCAACAGCCTAGCTAGAATATATGTCTTTCCTAATGTAACAGGATATATGTAGAAATGCTGTTCATCAACAATAAAACCTATTGGCTTTTCAATGATTGTATCAGCAATACCCATTTCAAGTATTTCTTTATCTTCCATGATGTAGAGTTTTATTAGAACAGTTTCCTGGATTCGAACCAAGACTTCAAGTCAGGGAGACTTATGTACTACCGTTATACGAAAGCCGCAGATGCGGGATGAGGTGTGTTACATCCCGCTTTTCTTTATACTCCTGCTTGATATACGGTGACAACGGAAGTCTTTCCATCAGCCATGATACTAATATTCGCAGCTCTAAGAGCACCTGTATTAGCAGAGGTTTTAACTGTTACGGTCTTTGAAGCAACAGCAACAGTCGCCCATGATTCACTTGATACAGCAGCAACAGCTCCTGTAGTGGTTACGGTGATAGCCTTCCCTGTAGTATCAGCCTCTTTCTCAAAAACAAGAGAGCTAGGAGCCACTGGCAACTGTTGCGCAGTGTAAGGTTTAACCTGATTGCCTGTTTTAGGTTTCAGGACATCAGCAGTGTACTTCCATTTCTTACCTTCAGCGGTGTCAAATGTATCTTCAACTGATACTGTAGAACGTTCAATCAGGAAGCCTTCGCATTCTGGGTTCTCCGGTGTCAGACGGAAAGCGTATTCCTCCGCTACTACTCCGTCTACATCTTCGATAGGTTTAGAGCGACCAAGAGCCGCACGAACCTCGAACTCGAACACATAGGTATTCTTTGCATACTTCACGGCTTCATTCTCACCGCCTTCTACTTTGGCTTCCTTCTTTTCACCTTTGGTTGGTGTCAACTTGGTAGAGTTCTCCACCGGATCATAAGGAAGTTTGGTCCATGTGGTAGGTGCAGCACCATCAGCCCCACACTTGCCAAATTCAATTGAGGGTTTACCCCATGATAATTGTGCCATAATCTTTATTCATTTACTTGTTTATACAATAATTTGTTATTGATGAAGTGTTCGTTTTTACCGTTCACTTCCATTACCCTTTGTTTATCGAGCGTAAAGCGGTAATCTTCTCCACGTTGCACTTCAAGAAGTTCAGTAGCCAATTTACATAATTGACGAAGCCGGGACGAATTCTCTTCGGCCTGTCCATCTCTTACGTCATCAGAAACATAGATATTCACATTCACAAAAGCCTCCTGAACTTGACCGCTACCGTTTTCAAGTATGGAAATTACAATGTCCTCTTTATTGGAATTAGCTGGACGTCTAGTTTTTTTCAACTTTCCAGTAACAGCCTTTTCAAGTGCAGAGCCTTTGATTATTTGGTAAATATCATCCTTTATTTCAATATCTGATTTCATCTTACTGATTGGCTTTTAAGTTTCTCCATCACATTATAAAATTCAGAATGAGCCAATAGTTCAGCAGATGCAAGAACAGATTTACCATCTTTAGCTTCTACATATTCAGCATAGTTCATCCCGGCAACAACGATTAAGGTATATCCATTTGAATACTTTCCTGCAAGTTCTTCCGCTAGTTCTTCGCCAATCTTCGAACCTTCAAAGCCATTTAATACAGTTTCAAACCCTGTTTTCTTGACTACCTGACCATGGACGACAACGATATAACCAATAGAACTTCGCAGATTTCCGGTCTGGTTGAACCAACTGTCTTCTTCTGCCCTGTCTCTAGCTTCAGCTATGCACATATCCCCAAGATTAGATAATGCCTGAATAACAAGTTTATCATTCTTTACTGCTTCGGAAGCAAACAGAGCATCAATCCCTGCCATTGGTGTTGTCATCTTTACACCCATAATCTTGCATTTAGTTGCCCTCTATGAAACCCTTGCACCTGTTTCTCTTCAACTACAACCCCATCTCTCAAAAGACGGATGATATCACCATACTCGAACTCCCTACAATTCTGGTTCAGATAAACCACATACTGATACACGTATGTTTTACCATCTTCGAAAGCAATAGTATTGGCTTTACCATTCGGTTCGAATCGACAAGGAATATCACCCTCAAAGTGAGAATCACCAGGATGATAATCACCTATTTCATCCTCATACTCTCCGATGGTTACTTGATACTGTAATATGTGAGGTCTGAACTGTGGAATCATAATTACCAAAGATTAGATACATCCTTAATCACACTAAAGCCTACCAAAGCAGAAATTTCATCATTCAAGGTTATTCCATATTTCTTAAGCATCAAAAGACCATAATTTTTGATAGCATCAGCCCCATAAGATATGGAAACCCCACCTTCACTCATTGATGTAGGATGAAGAATATTTTTCTCAATAAATCCATCGATTAAGACCGAAATCGTTTTCTTCATTTCATCTGTCATTTCTGCTTCTGTCTTTATTACAAAATCAACAGCGAAATCAGAAGCTCCCGCATCGGATATTTCACCGATGTAGGAGAATCTCTGCTTTATGTAGTCAAGTGTTGTCATCTTAGTATGGTGTAATCAGTTTGCTATATGCTATGTAACTATATTGCGTACAATACTTCGACTTATAAATATACCGGAACGGACATTTAGGGACTATAATTTGTTTTCCCTGCATAGCTACATTCATGGCACTTTGCATAGCCGGACTATCCGCAATCATAAATACGGGTTGCGGTGCGGTCAGTACAAAGCAGTTCACCGGAGCGGCTTCAAAGGTGACACACTTAATGTCCGGCAGACCGACATCAAACGATGGGGTTACACTTTCACACTTGGAAGGTTCACTAACACTCGATGCCTGGACGTTCAAGGAGAACAAAGACATCATCAAAAAGCCACACATGGCAAAAATAAAATTCTTCATTTCTTTACTTATTTATAAAATTAAACAGTGGAAGGGTAGAAACACTACCCTAGCCTTTTACATAATATCAAGGGCTTCTTTAAGCTCGGCCGTCTTCTCTTCATCCAAAGCAGTAATATTTGCAATAAGAGTTTCCTCCTTCATGTTCATTGATGCTTTCTCACCGAGAGACTTCAAAATATCAACCAATACCTTTTTCTCAAACTCTTTATCAAAAAGAGAGATTGTTATCTCCTTCTTTTTTTCAATACACTCTACAAGTTTGCGTTCCTCCAAATCCTGCACACGTACTTCATTTTCGATCTCGATAACTTCACCCAGATTATAGAGCTGGTGAGTAAACGTATCACGAAAAACAGTTATTACTTTTACTTTCATGCCTGTACAGTTTTAGAGTCCAACGTATAGATTCTATCAACATTATTGATGATAGGAACAACCATAGCCTGAGAAGAAGTGAATTCCCTTAATGGATCATTCTTTGAGTACTTAGACAGCAGAATGAATTCATTTGCCACCTGATATTCAACACCAGCAACACGGCGAGTTGTTTCGGCAGTATTAGTCCATACCAAAGAACCAAGCTTTTCATCGCAAGTGAATACCACCATACCCTGTTGCCAAGGAGAGTGAGACTTCTTAACACCATTGATTTCCGTCTTGATTTTACGGGCAACACGATGAAGGGTTACATCCCATTTGGTTTTTACAACTTGAGCTGCTTTGTCGAAATCCAGTGTCGGGACACCAACGCCTTCCTGCGCGGTAACCTTGTTATCAAAAGCATACTGACCACGGACTTGTTTACTTTGATAGAGCCCTTTCAAAGCGGCATCATCCAACCAGATGTCAGTGACTGTATTCTGATCTTCCAGGGCCTTATCGAATACCTTTTGCATATCGTCAAGAGGTGTTGACGTATCCGGATCACTCCACAAAACAGACACACCAAATTTGTTGGCTGTATAATAACCAACATCAAGGCGGACACCAGTTCCATTGTTGCGCTCGCTCAAACCAATACCGGTTGACAGTTCAGAGAGGAACATATCTTCAATACGCTCCCATACACCTTCAAGGCAGCGTGGAAGATCATTGAAAATCTTATTCACAATCTGGTTGAGAGGAAGATTCTGTGCAACCATTGCATCAATATCCTTCATCTGCTTTTCAGTCAGATAAAGCTTCATACCAACCTTTGGAATCTCCCCGGAAGCAGTTTCGATAGAGTCACGAGTCTTCAACGGAAGTTCTGAATCCAAAGAAACGACATCGGCTGCTACACGGTTATACTCGGCCAGAATACTGGACCAACGTCCATCGGCTGAAAAATCAGGTATAAGCAACGTCTTATACATGTAAGGAAGCTGGTTAGCTCTCTTTTCGTTCAATCTTTCAATGATGGAAATTACCAATTGAGGAAAGAACCTTTGAACATACTCTAAATAAAGTGATTTTTCCATTTACTACGCCTCCTCGTCTTTAATGAAATCAATATGAGGGCAAGCCGCCTTGAATGCATCCAGAATGGAAGCCATATCATAGGGTTTTGCCACATCGTTTACTTCTCCCCACGTCATAATTGACGCAAACGGTTTTGCCGTACGAATACTACGGTACAGTACTCCTGCATAACTATGCCCCTCCGGTAATGCTGTATAAGCATCGTTTGTCACGGGCATAGGTTTATACGTCCCATCACTATCCTTTCGGATAATAATATGACCGGCTTTAATTACCTTTTCCGAAAAACCGGTAACATCGAGCGTCCGGCCACCTTTAATGCCGGAAATGTACTTCTGAATGACGATTGAATCATCACCGAAGATTATCTGCTCTCTTTCATTGTTTAAATTAGCTTTTGTCATCCTGTTGTTTTTTTATTAACCGACTAATGATCTGGCAATTGCATCTACTTCTCCCTTATCTGGCTTATTATCTGACAGAGGGAATGATGTTTTATTGCCTGGTAGTAATTGCGCCTTAACATTGTTCGCTACCGTAGTAAGGTGAGAAGTGATTGCTTCCTCATTTGCATCGGATGCAATAGAGAAGCCTTCTTCAATTCGCCACTGTGGTATGCCCAATTCTTTGGCTTTGGATACGATCAGATTGCTCCGTTCAGCAACTGTCTTTTCAGCCTTAAAAGTATCATTCTCTTTCTTGATACTGTCCAAACCCTCCAGAAGAGTCTTATTCGTATTAAGTAACTCTTGGATTGTTTTTTCAGTGGCTGCTTTCTCTGCCTTGTACCATTCCGGCATATCCTTTTCTTTCTCCCGTTTAGCCTGTTCTTCCAGCTTTTTAGTTTCTTCCTCGGCCTTCTTCCTTGCTTCTTCCGTCTCAAGCTCTTTTTTAGCATCAGCTTTAGCTTTGGAAACAGCATCAGTGACACGCTTGTCACTCGTCTTCTGAAGGTTCTCAAGGAATCCCTTTTGTGCAGAAATAACAGTGTTGATGTTTTCGTCAGTAACAAGACCGATAGCCGAAAGACTGTCAGCATGTGCCTGTAGGATAACATCGCCTAACCCAAGATGGGAGAATTCTTGTTTTAGCTTTTGGAAAATCTTTTCTTTCATACAGTATGAATTTTAGTTATCAATTTGTGAGAGTAAAAATACTACCAATACAAATGATTGGTAAATATTTAAGCTTCCCATTCACGACAATAAATCCATTGTCGTAAATACGGTATAAAAGTAGATAGGAAAGAAAGGAAAGGGAAATAATTGGGTAGTATAGAATTCACCAAGGAAAGATTGTGAAAAAATAAATTTAAAATTGTATTTTTGAGGACTTTAAATAAATAACATATGGATGATTTAGAAAAAACAATAACATATTCACACCAAGTTTTCGCCCAACAAGAGCTTTTCAAGCAGTGGTTAATTAAATTATATGGGGTGAATGAAGAACTTAAAAAAGAATACAATAGATTTTATTTCAATATTTACTATATAACACTGTCTGAACTAATAAATCCCAAAGAAGGCCTAAAATATATAGAAAAAATTGTATCTCGTGAATATTGCGAAAAATTATCCATGTATTTCGAACTAAAAAAACATTTAGACAATATTCTTAATCTTTTAACTGAAGAAGAAGTAATATGGATACATTACAAACGAGATTCGAGTTGTCATATTTTTCAAGATTCTTATAACTATATAAAAGAGAATTTCGGTGAAAGAGAAAAAAGAAAAGATATTCCTCTTTCTGAAGTTAGACAAAAGATAGAAGGATTTCTTATAAAACATGATATGAATGACCAAAAGGCTGATATTTATATTTTCAATCATTTATACCCCCATATATCTAAAATGTTTCAAGAACTTAAAGGTTTAAAAGGATAAAAGCCGTGAACCAATCAAAGAACACGGCTTTACTTTGAATTTAAAAGCTCTGAATTTATAAAGTCGCAGATTGTAACTCTGCTCCGATATTCTTTATAGATTTACATCTAACTCTTTGCTGGTCATAGCAAAATAGAGGTTTTGAAGTTGATGAAGGAATTTTATTTCCATGTTAGTGTCATGCCATTCTTTTCCAGAACCCACTTCACATCCCCAACCCACGCTAATTGAGTTACCAAGTATTCTAAGTCTTATATTTTGTTTATCAAAACAATCATCTGCATTATAAACGAATCCGCACTTTAAAAGCAATTCTTCCGTAAGAAGAAAGCTTTCTATACAATGAATATCAACAGGGTTAACAGGGAAAATATACCTTTCTTGGGGGGTGATAGAAATTTTTGTTACTTTCCCAACGCTATCAACGACTTTCCCTAACCGTTCCAAACTGACACAGTTATCCTCACCATTTATGCAAAAGATCTTGCATATTTCATTTTGCTTGATATTAGGATTTTCTTTCAATACCAAACTATTTATCCTTAATTCATTAATATTAATCATACCCCCAATACAATGTTAGCATCTATATTCAACTTCCGGCTGATCTCACGTGCAACCTTCAAAGTCGGTTCACATTTACCGGAAATATAATCACTAAGACGGGAAGGACTAACACCAACCAACTGTGCTAGTGATTTTTGATTCAGTCCCATTTCGTACATACGAAGTTTAAGAACATCTACAAGCGTTGGTTCTCCCAAAGCGAAATGTTCTTCTGAATAATCAGCAACTAAATTAGAAAGAAGCTCCAATTCTATAGTATTCGGATCGTCCAAAGGAGTATCGTCTTTCACTAATGGAAGAAGCTCCTCTACTCTTTTTACTGCCCATTCATACTGGGCTTGATTTTCTATTTTTGTCATAATCCTAAATATTAGCGCAATCTATTTTATCATATTCTTTATGAGTACCAATAAAGCGAACATACACAAACTTAACAGTAAACTTAATGACTACTACCAAACGATAGTTATTGCCTTTAATATTGAACACATAGTGCTGGTTACCTACATTATCTACACTATTAAATGTTTTCTTGACATCAGCATAACAAGTCCACTCACTTCTTTTAACGATAGTAGCCCATTCTTGTAAAGCTACCTTTGAATCAGGGTGCTCCTCTGCATATTCTTTTAACGCTTGTTCTGTAAAGATTCTCATTGGTTACTCAATTATTATATGACAAAGATACGAACATAATTCTATAATCCAAAATTATATTCTGATATTTATAATTTTTGCTATAAAAAATAGTAGTAATTCGAAATAGAGTTACCACTTTATGCTCTATCTTTTCATATACGAAATTTATACCTCCTATTTTTTTAGACTACGCATTCAAAATAAGATCATTTTTTAAGATATCTCCTTTCTCATTTCCTTTTTCACTCCTTATTCTTTCAACTTCTTCTTCTGGAGCGTCAGTCAGCGCCAGCATCTGAACAACCTGTTCAAGTGATGCTATTCCATCAGTATATAATTTACCGATAGCATTCCATGTTCTTTGCTTATCTTCAGTAAACGGTTCAGAGAATTCAAAGGAGATTTCCAGCTTGTCCAATCCTGCAGTTTTATCCAAATGGAGATACTTCAAGATACTTATAATTAGATTCTTTTCTCTATCTATAAGTTCTTCATACATTTCTTTCCGGTTATCCCTCTTAATATATCCCAAGATCATGGCATTCTTGATTGCATCCCCGGAGAGAGTGCCCATGCCTTTAATCTTATCGAAAGAGAAATCAGGAGTGAAGGTATCAAACAGGATGGAATCATTCAAATCTTGCTTCTCTGCCTCTCTGGTTTCAGATGATTGCGGAGGATTGACATATTCGAACTTTGAATTAGCCCCTTGGCACTGAATCAGCTTACCTGGTTTATTAGGATCCGACATCATATCAATAACATCGGCGGATGCAACCGCTATAGGATCGGCAAAGTAATTGTTGGTATCTCCTACCTTTGAATCCAAAATCTCTTCACGCTTTAATCTTGGTTCCGCTCCATCCCATGCTTTGGGTTGACTATAATACAGTACATTAATCTTTCCTGTAGGGTTCGGATAAGATTCTACCTCATACCCAATATTTCCTTTCCGACAAAAGAAAAGCATATCTGGTGTCTGAATATCCCAGTGCTGAACAGTTTTACCGTTTTCTTTTAGTTTGTACCCATAAGCGAAGGCAGTCATGTTCCCATACTGGTCAAACAAAGGACGGAGTTTATAGCCATTGGAACGGGCCAGCACCATACTTCTTACCTGCCGTTCTCCTGTCTTATCATCTCTATACAGATGGTAGATCTTGGCTGATTCCGTTTCAGCACCAGCCAGCCTTTTCGCCTGTCTCATAGTGGAATTGAAACGAGTACTCTTAATGAAGTCCATAAACAAGGCGAACGCTTCGTCAGAGCCGTTTTCTTTCTTCCATCTGATGGGATTTCCAAGCAAGAAGAACAATTCTACTTCGTTGATGTATCTTTGCCGGGATCGCGGGAGTTTTTCAGTAATATAATCATCGGATTTTTTTCGATATTTGTTAGGTCTGGACATTACCTCATGTGTTTGAGGATTATACTCCTTGATAGCAGAATCCACTTCATCATCCCGGCTCTGCATCATATCAATAGCCGTTTCAATATCTCCATCCTGGATCAGTTGATATAAGTTCCGCTCTACACCTGCCGAATTCAAAGCCAGATTGCGGAAGTAAGTCATTATTTGTTGTAGGTAGTTATTCATATCATTATTTTAGTAGATTCCTAAATCTGATTTACTGACGCTTTTGGGTTTTATTATTTGCCCGAAGATATGCCCATTAACATAATAGCGGGTAGCATCTTCTCCATGGTTATCGTGATCTTCAGGTTCGTTGATAAAGTTCCCGTCTTTATCTTTCGCCCATATGTAATTGCGTTTTTCCTGTTGCAAGTTATAAGAACGTTTGGTTAGAAAGACATTATCAAAGTCTTTTATCCGTTCTATGCCTGCAACTATTGAACCAGCTCCTTTCTGTACTGGATATATTATAACTCCTCCATTAGCTATTTCTTGTATCAATCTGGGGTCGGCACTATCAGCATAAACATGAAGATTCTCTTTTTTCAATTCCCTTATCAGGTCAGACACAAGCATTCCTGTTTTATAGAATACTTCATCAATATACAAATCATTATTGACAATTCCACACTTAACACAAGCTGATGGGTCATGTGTAAAACCAAAGTCAAGTCCAAGAGCCACTTTTTTAGCATAAGGAGGAAATTCATCAACAATACCCCACTTCTTGAATACGGCACCTTCCGCTACATCAGCCCAGCGTCCGATAACCACATGAGCATACTTTTCAGGATTGCTCACCTTCATATCTTCAACTTCTTTCAGAAACTCTGGAGAAAGGTTTTCCAGGTTATCAAGGTAAGTAGTATGAATATGAAGCACGTTCGGATGAGTGGAGACTTGTACCTGCACACCATCAATCTCTACCAGTTTATGAGTATTCTCAATGTACTTTTTATAGATGAAGTGATTGGAGTCGCAAGGATTCATGATAATAATAATCCGGTTCTGAATCCCTTTCTTGCGGATGGAGAGCATTATCTTGTCGAATTCTTCTTCATTCGTCCACTCTTCCGCTTCATCACAGACGAAAGTAGTGATACCCTGAATGGATTTCAGCTTTGCCGTCTGATTACCCGAAGATGTTTTAATACCCCGGAACATGATACGGCTCTTAGTCATTTTGTTTACTATATCTGTCTTGGTGGTCTTGAAATACTTGGTCGTTCCGTCAAGCTCTATCTTTTCCATCATTTCGGGAATGATAGACATACCGGCAGAAACCATCGTATAGCGGGTATAAAGAACCTGATGCACAATCTTCTCAACTTCCTTCATTTCAAAAGTTAACCGTTCTATGAAGGTAGAAGCATTAAAAGACTTACCGGAACCACGGCCACCGGTGATAAGGATAATGAACTTCTCCGTATCGGTATATAATGGGTGATAAATTTCTTGGGGTATTATCATTTCAGTTTGTCTTTAATCCAGGAGTCAATGCTAATGCCATGCTCTATATCCGTAGGAACATCGGCATCTTCATCCTGCTTGCGTTCAACCTTTCTCCAATCTTCATCATAATGATACAACCAAACAGACTGCGCCTGTAAACTGGGAGCCAGCTCACCTTCTACAACTTGAACTTCTTCTTCACCTGTTAGATTCCCGTCCCTGTCCTTAATCTTTCTGATAGTGGTGCTTTTTGTCTTGACACCACCTAAAGCCATAGCTAGGAACTTTGCCCGGACTGTTGCAGTTATGGTAGCCCGCCCGCGCGTTAATACTTCACTTAATTCAGAGTACTGACTTTTCTTCTCGCAAAATGTCTGTGGAGCCAATCCTACAGCAAAAGCGATTTCCTTGTCTGTGAACCCCTTTTTTGCATACGATTCTATGAGAGAAAGAAAGTCCTTGTCTGTATAATCAAACTTAGGCTTTCTTCCTCCACGACCTTTTGTTTTTTGAGATTCACTATTACTCATAATCTTATCCGTTACTTAAACCTCTGCTCGCGGTTGTTTTTTCCATCCTGCTTCTTGTATTGATAAAAGCGTTTCGTACTCTTAACTCATTCCTTAAAGCATTTCTTCCAAGCATGTGCTCACTGTTTCTCAATCTTTCGTATTGATTTTCGAGTTGTTTCACCGTCTTTCTTCTTCTGACTCGGCAATTCTCCTAATTTTAAGTTACTAATCTATTCTTTCAATTTGCTCATCAAAGACTTCTCCCTTGATAAACTTCATATCCGGCTCATAACCGAACCGTTTACAGAATGCGGCTTTAGCCTCGTAGGTATCGAAAGAGAGCATTACATAGGCATCCATATTCTCGGCTTGCTTCTGTGCATTCTCCTTTACCTGCTGCTTGACTTCTTTCATGTGGGCAACCTTCTCGGCACGTTCTAATTGCTTAGCGGCTTTATCTGCTTCTTTCAGTTCGGTAACAGGCAACATCATATCAGACAGAGCATCTGCAATAGAGTTTTCCTCTTCTGTCTGCAATAGGTAGTCAACGCCAATCATATTTAAGTCAGCATCAGTCAGACCAGCGTCTTTCCAGTCAATATCAGGAACAATTTGTGCAAGTGCATCGAAATCCCATGTACCTTGCGCGTTCGGGTTATTCATCAGAATATTTAATTCCTTCTCCTGCTTTTCATCCACGTTTATGACATCGACACGGATTTTGTAGTCGTTATCGGGGAACTTCTGCAATTCATCCATGACCGATAAACGCTGATGTCCGCTGACTACGGTAAGACCTGTACGTTTGTTGACTACAATTCCACCGACCAAACCGAATTTCTTAATACCACGTTTCAATGTCTTGCGTGATTCATCGGATAGTTTCCTTGGATTATAGTCAGCAAAGTGAATGGCAGAACGATTAAGTTCTACCGATTCGCTCTTTATGTACTTTGATAGTTCCATGTTAGCCATTGCTTAAACCAAAGCCACGTGCCTTAGCTGAATTTTGAAATGCTCTATTTATCTTATTAGCACGAACATAAGCTCCACTTTTGTTCCAATTTATATTACTATAAACACGCTGTGCCTGCGCTTTTAATTGAGACATGGTTTTCTTTCTAACTCGGCAATCCTCCTATTAATTTTGTTTGTTATGATATTCCCAAAGCACTCTTTCAGCCATTGGGAACACTTTGTAAATTCTCTGTAAGTCCTGTGGGTAATTCTTCTCCATCCAAAGCATACAGTCAAGATTGAAGCCAACTCCCGAACTGGCTTTCAATGAATATCGGACAGGTTCGGGTAAATTATGTTGCCTCATGTAAGCTAGAATATCCCTTTGATTCCAATCAGCCAAAGGATAAACCATGCCGTTATTCTCGTACCCATTGGATTCATATCCTTTCAGCATCAAACGTCTATTCATGCCATCCGCTTTCTTCATTCCCAAGAATGTGTAATAAGCACCATACTTTAACTGCATAGCTTGTACTATATCCGCAAGTTTCAGCAACTTTACTTTTGGATTAGGGACACAATACAACCCGCCACGAAGAATGTAAGTGAGATTCCAGTGAGGTGCTTGCACGAACTCAATCTTTGGATATTTGGCTTTTGTCCAGCCAATCCACCGGTTAATGTGCTCCAAGTCCTTAACAAAGTACATAAAGACACATACGATACGATCAAACTTTGGATAGATTAAATCAAGCAGAACAAGCGAGTCTTTACCGAGTGATAAAAATAATATGCAGGATTTAGAGTGTTCTGCAACAACCTCAATATGCTTATATGTCTCCAATACCTTATTCATTTGAACACAAAAATTCTTGAAGTTTAGACTTTACATATTCCAAATCCTTAGATTCTGCAATATATTTCCCCTTCACACTTGCGGCGTATGTATTATTTCTTTGCCGATAAAATATGTGTTTTGGTAAATCCTTAATTTTCCGAAATTTTCTTGTTTCATAGAAAGATTCAAAAGTGCCATTTTCTATTGCCTTTTTAGCTTCATGGTACACAGACTGCGCTTGCTCTTCGCTCGCTTCAGTACCTAAATAATACTGTCGATCATTATAGAAAATTCCTATGATATAGTTTTTCTTACAGAATCTAACCCCTATGCACTCTTTCGTAGAATTTCTATTATTGCAGTTATCCCTTCTTGTCACAACTCTTAGATTAGGCAAAAAGTTATTAGCTTTATCTCTATCCATATGGTCTATTTCCATGCCAATAGGGATAATACCAATAAACGACTGATATACTAAGCGATGAACTTTGAAGTAAGTTTTCTTACCATCAATAGTAGCATGAAAGAATTTATACCCACCTGCATCCGTAGAAGGACTAAGAGTCTTACCTTTAATCCATTTTTTCTTTCCGCTTTTTTCATAGATAAATCTATCAAGTGAACGGACACGCCCTAATGAACTAACTTCATACATATCAACCAATCCAAATGCTGGTTTCCATATTTCTTCCATACCAATACCTTTTTATGAATTTATAGCCTCATTCGATTTTACTCGAATGAGGTCTATATATCGGTTCGCTTGCTCTACCTTATTCATAGCTAACCACCTGATAATCCAAATGAAACACGGAGGTCACTGTAACGCTGCCTACGTGAACCAAACTGGGTGGCACTTGCCGTCCCCCTACGATTGGCTACTAATCTACCGCCAGCCCCTGCGCCATTCATGTTTCTGCGCGGTCCGGCTACTCTGTTTACTCTTCTTGCGACTCAGCAATAATTTTTAAATTAAACAATCAATCTATATGTTTCTCTAACACCTTTCCTAAAGTATAGTCCATTTGGGCAGCTAAATATTCTTCGCCCTGATACTCATAAATAATATCGTCACCATTTTCGTCTGTGAGGATTGATGCCTCTGCGTTCTTAACTTCAATGATGATATACGGACGTTTGCCTTTGTATTCGCCTGTAAGAAGTTTAATAGCATCGTACTTGATAGGCTTCAGTTCTATTTCGCCCTCTTCAGGTAGTTCTTCATCAGCTTTATACTCTTTACCGCCACATAGGTAAGTGATATACTTCTTTGCGTTGGTAGGTCTGATTTCACGGTATTCGTGCGTTTTTGTACCTGCTAGAATCTCATCGAAATATTTTTGCTTAATACTAAGCGTTAGAATGTTCATAATCGTGTCAATTTTAAAAGTTAATAATCGTAGTTATTATAATAAATAGAACCAAGCGTTATATTCTACATTGCTATTATTCTTCTGTTTACAATATAACTCAAAGTACCTTTACTGCTAATATTATATTTTGTCATTAGATCAATGTATGACATACCATTCGCCCTGTCTTCACGAATCTCTAATACTACTTCATCACTAATTCTTTTTATCTTATCCGAAGTAGCTCTAGAAGCTATCATACTAACCCTGCGCCTCGTATCAGGACTCTTGTCTATTGCATTGTCTGATGCCGTACCAATGGCTATATTGTTTTTTGAGTTATCCAAAGAATTACCATTCAAATGTCTTACTTCGATATCATGTTTGTAAATATCATTACCATATTTTTGATATGCTTGCAATCGGTGAACATAGACCTTAATAACCTTGGTTTTATTCACCTTTATGCCTATATAATAATACGGACGATTTCCTAATGTGCCAACACGCTTTCCCTTTGGAGAGTATGCGCAACCGGAATCATCTACATAGTAACCTTTTTCAATAGCCAATATTTCATTTTTATTCATTCTCATTTCTAATTTAATCAGTTGCGGGTGGTGGTAACGCCCCACCTATCTCTACCAAGTCAAAGTAGCGAGATGTCTTTTTCTCTAACCCGCGATAATACCCCAAAGGTACTACCACAACCAAAGATAACGAAATATCTTCAATTGTTATACACGACAATCAATCCATTGTCGTGAAGTAAATAAAAGGCAGTCCCTAAAGTCGTGCAAGACTGCCTTTCTGAGATAATCGTAAATTAATCTATATCCCTTGTTATTTGTCTCTGATATGATTTCACTATGAACACCTGTTGAATATCGCTCACAGATATTACACACCCTTCATAAGCCGGATTCAGTGGACTAACTGCAATATACTCGCCATCAGTCGATGTTACCCGCCTAACCAGGTATGAATCACCAGACTTTATCACATAGTCACGTTCGACCTCTATATCGTGTATCTCCACTTCATCACATCTGAGGTAATCGCCATCGGAAAAGCACCACCGTGAGTTATTATCCATGCTGTCGCCCTTCATCTGAAAGGCGACTGAGAATAAAGAGGCTTCGTCTAAATTCGTTTTCATAATCGTTATATTTTATGTGTTTTGTACCTTAATAGAAAAATCTCTCACCGTTCTTTCTGAACAGCCTGTAACCGGTGTACAGGCTGATGAATAGTAGTATAACCTCTATCATGCGTCTTTGAATAGAGAATGAAGAAAGGCTCTACCTACCTCAGTCCAGACAGTATATGTATTCGTGCCTATACTGCCATCATTACGGGTGAAACTCTCTGTCTTGGTCTTTGTATAGCCTTTACCACTGTAATCGGTGTATAGTAGCCATTGACCGGATTGTTTGTACTGTACTCTCATTTCTTTTAGCTTCTTGTTGAGAGCTTCGCCAGAAGTGAAGCCTAGTTCTTTGGCTAGCTGTGTGGCGGTGTAGGTGTTCACGGATCGCAAGACGTTATCTACGTATTGAATCTTGGGGGCGGCTAGCTTCAATTGTTGGCTTTGTAGGCACAATTGTTCATCTTTTAGTTGGTTCTCTGCCTGTAACATCGCTTTTGCATTACGTTCTTGCTTTAGTTGCGTAGCAAGACTTATGACAAGATCAGGATCGTCAAGCATTTGCTCTAAAGTTGGCTGCGTAGCAGTAAACCCGTACCGAGCAAGTTCATCGAGTTTCTCAGTACACCACAACTTTAAATCAATATCAAGCCATTGGCAATAATCTATTGCTATTAATCTGTGAATCCATGTACCTTGTTGGTTCTCAACGATGTGGGATTTTCCCATATCGCTAACATTTCCACCTTTACTAGTTGTAACTAACTGATTTTCAACAATACCATACTTTCTTGTAATGGCATTCATTAATTTTAGTGTATCAGGCAATCTCAAATATTCAGCAGGGCGTTTATTGTACGGTTTAGCAAGCTGTGTAGCATTTACCATAACATCTTTACCATTCATGAACGAAATTTGATTACCTTTGTAGTCGAAATTAATAATTGATGTGTTCATACGCTTTATTGATTTTATGTAGGTAGGTGTTACGAGCACCTACCTATTTTGTTATTACTAAGCAATGCTCAAAAAGTTCGCTTTCTTGAAGCATCTAAATTCATTTTTCTCTTGGTCGAAGTATACCATGACTGAATCATTTTTCTTTCTGCTATCAGTACCAGCAGTTGCAGGTATCTTTTCACTTGCAAGCGTACCCCATGCAGTTCGGATTTCACCGCTTAACTTCTGATAGAAGAATTTCACGATACCTTTACTCAATGCTTTCTTCAATTTAAGAAGCAACCAACTTTGTTTCATGGCTTCTGCCATAGAAAAACCGTACACCTTTACAAGTTGCCAACTCTGTTTCATTAACTCGCTCATTTGGCTTTTAAATGTTGTGCTCATACTCTTTAATATTATGTGTTATACTTTTAGTTATCATTTTGATATTGCAAAGTAAACTATAAGTATTCAGGTAGCAAAAAGAATATAGTTAATAAATAATAAAAAGAATAGTTTTAGTTATCTTTTATAGCTAATATGAAAACTTTGAGTAATTTTGCAGTAAATAATGAGAGTAAACTAAAGATATACATATATGAAGTTTAGAATTTTAGAGCTCTGCAAAGAAGCAGGAATCAATCAAACGGAACTTGCCGATAAAATAGGCTTATCGCGTGTTGGTCTATCAAAAGCCATTAATGGGAATCCCACGATTGGTACATTGGAAAAGATAGCCGATGCTTTAGATGTTCCGGTAACTGAGCTATTTGAAAAGTCGAATACTGGAAATATAGTAGGCTTCGTGAAGGTAGGCGATACTGTACACGAAGTGAAGTCTGCGGAGGATGTGAGGAATTTAGCTGGAAAATTGTAAACCAATAAAAATAAGATACGATGCAAAAATATGATTATATACAACATTTGAAAGTGATTGTAAATCAGCTTCACTCTAATGATATCGTGAAGTTTTTCAATGAAGCAATGATACCACAGAATAATGGTTTATATAGCAATTTTGAGTTTGGAAAATTAATCCCAATTTTATTTCTTTCAAAAGGAAACTATATAATACTTCAAAGCCAAAAAGAAAATAAGGATATTCTTGATAAAATATTAGCAGATAATATTTATTCAGATAATAATCTTGCTCAGTTGTCGATAAAATTGAGAACTGGAACTATTATTGACATATTGAAACATCCGGTATGTCTTGACTTATTCTGTTTTCATAAATCATTGTTAATGATGTTGTCTTCATCTGAACCACTATTACTCTCTGATCTGATTAATAAAGGTTATGAAGCTTCAATGGATGAGGGGGTTCTTATGTTTCAGATAGTTATTGAACGGGACGGTTTAAATTCAGAGGACTATATCAAAATATTTACTGCATTACAAGAATTAGTAAAAAAAGTTGGTGAAATTTTATTTGATAAAGAAGAAGAGTATAAAACAGATATAATTCTTTTAGATAGTGGAAGTGATACCAATGTTGGAGTTAAGACTAAAACAGAAATAGCAAAAGCTATATTTGATTTATTTAAGGAGGTGTGGGATTATATCACAAGTTTCAGCTTTAATAGACAAGACCGAAAGAACAAATCTCTATTGGATTCCCTTTCTATTAGAACTGAAATTCAAAATAAAGTTGATCAAGGGATTATTTCCGAAGAAGAAGCACAGGAATATATGCATTATATTAAAACGCGAACAGATAAACTTATAGGTCTAAAGACCTTACCCAAACAAATAGTTCTTCAAACAAATAATCAACCTAACAGGAACCTACTGGAAGACCTTAAGATTAAGGGGTTATTAACTGGAGGAAACGAGAACGAAGATTAAATAAAATAGGCTATATAGCGGTAATCCATCAAATATTGCCGCTATTTTATTTAATCGCCACAATACTGAGACCCCATGTAACCTCTACTGTTTGAGTTATAGCAGTCAGACCAAGTAAGGTTACTCGGCTGTGCTTGATTCTGTCTCTCATTACGAGCCGCCCAACCTGCTTCGATAGCTGCTTGCTTTCTTGCTTCTCTTTCTTCACGAGCCTTAGCAGCGTCTTTTTCCCAACGCCAGGCGAGTTTCAAACATTCACCAAAGGTTCTACCCATTCTTGATTTACTATTGTAGAATCTATGAGCGTCTTTCATGATTTGGGATAAGTTGTAGCGTTTCATAATTGTATATTTTAATGTTGCACATCAATTTTATAGCACAAATATAATGTAGTAGATTAATATAACAAAATAAAACAATAATATAATGCATCACATTAACATTAATTGATTATGTAGTACATTAAATATAGGGATAAGTATTGTACTTTTGTATCATAACTAATTAATGCACTACATTATGGCAGAATTAAGAATAAAAGAAGTGTGTAAAGAGAAAGGTGTTAAAGTCATGGATTTATCTACTATGATAGGTGTTTCACAGACAAACACAAGTAATATAATCAATGGAAAGGTAAATCCATCGCTTGAAACATTGGAGAAAATCGCCAGTGCCCTAAATGTGAGGATAACCGAACTATTCGAGGAACCGACCAACATAAACGGTTACATAGAATTAGACGGAACTATTCACAAGGTTTCGAGTAAGGAGGATATTAAGAAGTTAGCGGAGAATCTTTAAAACGAAACGAAAATGATTAATCTTAATAAATTTAGTACAGCTCTAATTGATAGCAACATTCCCACTAATCTTGATTTGGCAAATATTGATATCATAGAAGTTTGTGAATCTGGAGTTTTTGATAACATTCCTGGTATTGGAGAAATAATTTCAACTACCAGAAGTTTAATGAATTTAAGAGATAAATTATTTCTAAAAAAATTTATTCGATTTCTGCAAACATACGATCCAACACAAATACCAATCGAAAAATTAGAAGTATTCAAAAAGAAAATTCAATCTGATAAGAAATACCGGACGAAAATAATGGAAGGGCTGATAGAATATATTGATGATCTCAAAAGAGTAGAAAAAATAGAAATTTTGGCTCATCTATTCACCGCTTACATTAACGATTCTTATAGCTGGGAGTATTTCCTTGATTTATCAGACTGCCTTATGCGAGCTAATCTCAACTGCATTACTAGAATACCTGAAATTGACACATTTGAAGGTAAAGAAGTGAAAGAATATGACGAAAAAGAATCTTCCATTGAAGCTGATATGATTTCATCTGGATTAGCTATGGAATTAAGCATTTGGTCTTCAGATATATATCCCACATTCTTAGGGAAAGACTTGTTTAAATATGGATTTCCTAGCAAATGTTAGAATCGAAGAATAGCTAACCCACCAAACGCCCGCACCCAGTTTGCCGACCAGTGCGAGCGTTCAAATAGTACAAATACACTATCGCAGTGTATTTCAACAAATTAACGATGCAAATATATGAATAAAAAGTTAATCTACATGAACTTTCCCATCTCTTTTTTAGAGGGGGCATTTGAGAACATAAAAGAAACGATAGACAGTATCATGGATTACGCTGTGTATAAACATTCGCAAAATTTGGACTTCGGTACGGAACTTGAAAGAATGAAAAGTGCATCGTCATTTTTCAATATCAATTTTGGCAATATTGAAAGCTCTATTGAGGACGCTAAAAAGTCAATGCGAACCATGAATCTTAAAACTCCAAATGTAAGCATTAACATTGACATTCTCTGGGATTACTACAAGAACCCAAAGAATGAGTTCGATATAGCCTGTTTCTGTGCCTTCTGTGCGATTAAAAGCATCATTGGCAATAACGAATATGCAAAGACAAATAAAAGCCTTATAATCGCCCGCATGTTCGGCTTATCTGAATGCGAAGAAGACGAGCAGACTCCAGAAACGTTTTCTGCTGCTAGTGCTACAATATTCATCTGCGAACGTGGGGGACATGTAAGTACTAACCAAATCACCGGAAGCATACGATCTGGCGAGCTAAAAGCAGAGAAACAAGCATCCGGTTATATTATTCAGAAAGACGATTTAATTAAGTGGGCGGCCGAATATGCCGATCTTCCGGTATATGCAACCTTGACAGCAAAACTCAAATCAAAATATTCAACTAGATATCACATAGACAATGTTCTTATGAATCTTCAGACGAACTGGGGATTAAGATTATATTCAGACCATTCAAGAGGATTCTTTCTTTCATTCTCAAAATCTCTTGAAGAGCTTGCAGTTATCAGCATCGAAAAGAAAGTCAAAAGCAAAGCTAAATTATTATCCGAAGAAAGAGCTAAAGCCAAAGAAGTTGCTTTAAAGAAACTTGGACTAAAATAGTTTTTTTGAGAGAAGTACTCTCGAGAGTAGGAGAGAAACATATAAAATTTCTATTTAATTTATTTATATAATAATATATTTATTTAAGGTGCTGTTAGGTTGCTGTTAAATATGTTGTTAGGTTGCGGAATATTTATTTAAGGTGATGTAAATATGTCGTAAATGAGTTGTAAATATGCTGTTCGCATACTATTTGCATATTATTCACGCAAACAACCCTATTTATTACACATTTATTGCGCAAATAATTCAATTAGTCATGCAAACAATTCGATTAATGCATACATAAACCGAGTTAATGATGTCATTAACCACATTTCGGATGTCAGAAACTAAGTTATTGCAGGAATAATGACGCATTATTACGGAAGAAATGGGGTTAATGTCGGAAGAAACCCTGTTAATGTTGGCATTAACCCACAAAACCCAGTGGGTTATTGAGGAACCCAGAAAAAAAACAGCCAAACCAAGAATATAATTTCCTTCTCTTGCTTTCTTCGAATATTGTAAGTATGTTTGCGGATATTAAGAAATGGATTGAGAATTTATAAACCCTTAAATAATCATTATGAGAGACCAACTAATGCCATTAGCAACAGATAAACTGTTTATCCCTGAAGTAGGTGCCGAAAATTGGCTAAGTACATCTAAAGAATCTTTTTTTTCTTACTCAGAGGGATATAGACAAGCTGGAGAAAGCTTATATAAGGAGATACAGGAGTGTGAACCACTTCACAAGAGATTCTTAACATATCCAATGGTATTTTGCTTTCGTCAGTTTATCGAACTCCGATTGAAAGAACTTATTTTTTTAGGTAAGAAAATAAATGATTTGCCTGAGAACTTTCCACTCATACATGAAATAGGTAAACTCTTTGACGATTATGTCAATAATATACTTCCCAGAATTGATGGCAATTTTGATAAGAATTTGATTGCTAATGCAAGAAATCTAGTTTACGAATTGGATAATCTAGATAATAAATCCATGAGTTTTCGTTATCCGGTTTTGAGAGATGATAGTCCTTCGATATTACTCCCCAATATGAATATTGATAACTTTAAGGTAATAATGGACAGATTATCTAATTTTTTGGATAGACAGCTTGATATCATGCAATATTCCGAAGAAATGAAACAAGAAATGATTTCAGAATTATACTCTCAGTTACGTTCTGAATATCAATATTATTAACACAACCAGAAGCCGGAGCACTAAACTCCGGCCCACTAATTGATTAGTCCTTTGAATTTTAACCGATTTATTATCTCGGTGTAAAGATACTCTATATCTCCACTAAAATCCCCATAGTTCTGATAGAGAAACACGACATCCGCACAATTGTCGGAAATCGTGCTCTTAGACTGAATGCCAAGCACCCTTGACATTTCCTCGCGTAATCCGGCAGTCATCTTCCCACCAGCAAGTGAACTGGGAGAAAATAGATACAGAATAATGAATATGAATTTCTTCCGTTGTGTCACACTATCAATGTTAGGAGGGCATCCCCTCTCATTTAGTAACTCAACGAATATCTTATAGACTTCTCCGATAAGGCTTTTATCCTTCAAAATCGGTGAAGTCAAAGCGTTTTCTTCCTCTGATAATTCAGATTTCTCGATACGAATCTTTTTAAGACGAATAATTTTATTAAAATCAAGTTCCATAGCACGATTATTTAAAAAGTAAATAGTATATTTGCATCATAATCGTGTAAGATTTGGGGAGGATAATTATTAGATGTTGGTCGTGCGGCATTAATACTATCCTCTTTTCTATTTATATCTCCATTCAAAACCTTTTGATATTCTTTGCTTGCCATTACAACATCTTGAAATGCCTGAATGAATTATTCCCGTTTTTTGAGTAGCCTCGTTTATGCATGAATATTCTGCTATAATCTTCCCATCTTTCATTTGTACAACAGCTCTCGCTCTTTGATTATTCACTCCAAATTGATTAAACAAATATTTAAAACCTAGCGGAGGAATATTTCCAAGTATATGAAATGAATGTTGTGAGTTTTCTTTAAGTGTACACCACTCTAAGTTAGAAGCAATATTATTGTACTTATTGCCATCTATATGATTTACACAGGGTTTATTTTCTGTGTTTTGAACAAATGCGATGGCAACTAACCTATGTACCTGATAAAATCTTTTAGTCCCATTTATTGATAACGCAATTTTAAGATACATCCTCTCTTTTTGAGCTAAAATACAAACCTCTTTGTTTTTCTTCACGGATTTTAATCTGTCCATATTTGAAACATAGTAACGCTTGTAATAGCCAGTGATAGGCATCCAAACTTCCCCCTCTAGTAATGCATCTTTTCTATTCTTATAAAACAAATTTTCATTCATAATTTACGCTTTTAAATTTACAATCTAATGCTTGGTCGTGCTCGCTGGTTCTCCCCTTTCTATTTTAAAAACCTATTCCTTTTAAGAATGGCTTTATTTCTCTTATCTACTCCCCTACTCCATATTGAAGCGTTATAGATAGATGTTGCATACAATCTTAGTTCTTCACTATTAGTAAGAAAATCTACTCGTAATGCCTTTTTCATAGATTCAGCATACAAATTTTGGTCAATATTATTATCCATATATCTATTATTTAAATTAAAGCATAAAAAACCGAATAATCCTTGATAAGAATTATTCGGCATATCAAATTCCTGCTACATCATAGCCCAGAACAAAGAATTAATATATTGTGGGAGAAAGAATGTATACAGGAATGCAACATCAAAATCCTCACATTAGAAATTTAAATAGCTAGTATCTTGCCTTTTATAAGATACTATTATAATTATATTTAGTTTTATCCAAAAGGTTTATTCTAATTTAATTTCTGTATTATGCGAACAACTACCACATGAGTGTACCTTTTTCTGTGGTTCTCCAAAAAGTCTATTAAGCTCATAGCTATTGATCCATTCCTCAAATTCATCCACTAGATTTTGATCTTTTATAATTCTATGCCCACGCCCCTTTTTCCGAAAATTCAAAAATTTAGTCGGCAAAAATATGGCAGAATCACCAAAATAATAAAAATGTGTTGATAATAAAACATTTATTCCACTTAAATCCCGCTCACTATCACACATATTATGGGCTCCGGCCCTTTGTATAGGAGAATCTCCCTTAGAATAATCATAGATACAATCTCCTCTACGTTCAATTATATCATCAGAATTTATTTGGGGAATTTTAATATGCAACTTAGATCTGCATAGAATATCATACTCTTTAAAAGATAAAACTTCCGTTATTTTCATTGCATAAACCAAAGTATCACCTAAACCTAATTCAAATGATCCAGTTCCAATAACCCAATCACCCACTTGAGCTTTTTTTCTAATGACAGGCTTGCATATTGCCAAAGTACAGACACCACCATAAGGGTTAGGCGCCACTCCATCATCATATCTTAGCACATACGAATAAATTTGACCCATAACACATTTTTTTTAATAATATTATTAAGACATTTTACTTTATAAAGTAATAAGCAGTATTTCCTTCTAATCGTTCCAAATATATACAAAAAAAATCGATATCAGCTTAATAGTACATTATAGTCTATTGAAAAACATATATTTTATTATAAATATATAGTATAAGAAAAAGAAATCTATCTATTTATGTATTATGTAAGCAAAAACAACAGTTAAACATTTGTTTCTTTTCGGTAAATAGAAAAATAAATCGTTTCATTAAAACAAATTCATTACCTTTGCAACCGTTAATAGATTTCTTAACTAGGAAAATATTAAAAAATTAGAGTACAACATAATATAAAAAACACGATATCATAATTTTTTCGCTTAGTATGTCAACAATTATATGGGTTGGCGGAATCATTCTCGGTACATTCATATTTTATGTGTATATCAGAAGATTAAAAAGTAAGGGTAAGCTAGTATCAAACCGTCGTTGGGTCGAAAATATCCCTTCAATTATTTCTACATTAGGAGTACTAGGTACATTCTATGGTATCACAACAGGACTTATTTATTTCAATTCTGATGATCTTGACACAAGTATTCCTGAACTATTAGATGGATTAAAAACGGCCTTTTTTACATCAATTGCTGGTATGGTAGGTTCTTTGCTTTTGTCAAGAGTAACCAACTCATATTTTGATAAAACAGATGGTGGTATTTCAGACGCCAATCATGCAGCATCACAAATATGTCAGGCAGTCCAACAGATGAGCCAAAGTAACATGAACACTCTTAATGCTTTAAGAGAACAAGCTGAAAACCAAGCTAAAGACCAGACTGCATTCTATCGTACTGTAGGTGATATCCTCACCTCCCTTCAAACATCTTACAGAAATACAGAAAATGCAATAAACTCAATGGTTATTTTAGCTCGAAGCCAAGAAGTAGCTCTCAACGACCTTAGAAATAAAGCCGAAAGTGCTACTCTATCTCTGGGCACAGTAGAAGAAAACTCCACCTCTCAAACTGCTGCACTCACAAATATCCAACTACAAACGAAAGAATTATCAAACATTAATCATAATATTAACGAAATGCTTGACGTTCTTTCAGGCATGAGTAGCGCCCAAGAGGAAATATCTGAAGAAGTTAAAACATTTGGAGGAAAACTTCATTCAGAAGTAGTTGAAATTGAGGATAAAATGGATGCCACAAATCATCTTTTAGTTGCTAAATTCAATGAGTTTTCTGAACTATTGAAAAAGAGCAATACTGAAGCCCTTGTAGAAGTAATGAAAACTGTTACAGAAGAATTTCAGAAACAGATGAATGCGCTCATTAATAAACTCATTCAAGAAAATTTCGACCAACTAAACCAAAGTGTAGAGAAACTCAATACTTGGCAACAAGAAAATAAAAACATGATATCCTCTCTTACTAAACAATATAAAGAAATGGCGAACAATTTTGAAAGTACTTCTACTACACTTACAAAAGTTAGTGATGACACAAAAGCTCTCGTCAGTGAAGGTGGCAAGCTCAAACAACTTATTGACTCTCTTAATCAGGTTATTATTGAAGACCAAAAATTTATTGACGTTTCAAATAAACTTCAAGAAACAGCGACTCTCTCAAAAAACAATATGGAGCAATTTGACGAGTCTACGAAAGTTTTAAATGATTGGGTTCGAAAACAACGTAATTTTGTAGATGGCGTTCAACTTCTTATTGAAAAACTCGACGAACTCAATAAAATCCGTGATTATGGCGAACAGTTTTGGAAAGGTACAAAAGAAAAAATGGAAGAAGGAGTCAGCATAATCACAAAAGGATCTCAAACTCTCAACACACAATTAACTTCACTTGATCGCCAATTTTATAATCGGTTAGGTGCCACACTTGCTGAACTAGACAACTGTATTACTAAAATGGTTGAACACGTCAATAATCGTAGATAATTATGGCTAAGTCTAATGTTTGGATGTCAGTTTCTGACCTAATGACAGGTCTCATGGTTATATTTCTGTTCATAGCAATAGCCTACATCAGCCGAGTAAAACAGAATCAAACTGTACTTACAGATTATATTGAAACAAAAAACAAACTTCACAACAAACTTGTTAAAGAATTCGCTGGTGATACTTTACAATGGCAAATGGCTATTGGCAAAGATCTTTCCATGAAATTCAAAGAGCCAACTGTTCTTTTTGCTTCAGGGTCAGCAGATTTGACACCTCGTTTCTGTCAAATCCTCAATAACTTTCTGCCCAGGTATTTCAACATCTTACTCAATGATAGCTTACGAAGCAATATTAGAGAAATTCGAATTGAAGGCCATACAGATAATGTACCGATGCCTAGTTATGATATGGATTCTTATATTGCCAATGTTATTTTATCCCAAAAACGTTCACTTAGTGTATTAAAGTATTTCCGAAAAATGGAAGTTTTCGAAAGATACACTCAAGAGCAACAACGCTTACTTGAATTTTGGTTCACAGCTAACGGACTTTCTTATGGCAAATCACTTGATAGTAATGGTAATTACACTATTACTACAGGTAAGGAGATTGATAAAGAAAAATCTAGGCGTGTAGAGTTCCGAATAGTTACAAGTGGCGATGATATACTTGAAAACTTCGTGAATAAGAATAAAAACTGACATATATGAATACTGACGAGCCTTTTTACCAGTTTGATCGTCTAAAATCCCAGCTTAGGACTATGGGGATCGAGATTGGAGAAGCATCACCATGGACCCCAGTAGGAACAATTGAAGTTCTTCCTGAAGATATTGGAACAAAAATAAAGTTTGAAGAAAACGGCATCTTTTACATTGATGACAACAAGATAGAACATCAAGGTTTCATGTATAAGCGTAATTTCTATTTTCATGATTATGGAGAATCAATGCCAAAATTTCATATAAGAAATTGCGAGGCACTTCAACTCTATGGCAAAGACGCTTATCGTTTTGCAAATAATGAACCTATTAAAGTCTTTGCAAGAGATAGAGCAGTTCGCCATGAAGTAGAAGTTTCCGGATTACAACTATGCAACTATTGTGCCAATATACTTGCTGGAGAATTAACTAATAAAATTCATAATTCCACTGATTTTGTAGAGTTCCTCAAACAAACAGAAGGAATTTTCCCTGATGAAAATGGAGATGTTGATGTTGACATCTTTGGCTATACCAAGAATTGGGAACAAATAAGTCATGCGTATCGTTCTTTACATCAATTTACATGTGAACGATGCGGTTTGCAAATAACTAACCTTCTTGATCAACATTATATGCATACCCACCATAAAAATGGAAACAAAATAGATAATCGAGAGACTAACCTCGAATGTCTTTGTGTTCGTTGCCATTCAGAGGTAGATGATCGGCATAGAAAACGTCTTAGTACTGGAGCAAATAGGATTATACTAGAAGATTTCAATGAGAAGTACCCTTCATATAATAAATATATTTTAGAAGACAATGATTTACCTTTTTAATACGCCAATCCGAATCACCTAAAGAGTTCGAGTTCATCACCCTGACCTTATTCTCTGATATTCGATCAATTGGGAATGTTCCGAAGCTATAAGACGTGGAGAATTCCCCCGAAGTCATGTACCACCGCCTCGCACCCAAATTTCAAATACTTCTTGCAATGCCTTGACAGCATTTTCCTTTTTGTTTAGTATTGAGGGTTATTACCTTTTCCCGTGCATCTTCTCACGGAGTTGGTTTAAATTCATTTTTTTATTTTAAAATCGAGTTAATATGTGTACTTTTTCATATATTTACGGCAAAACAATAACACACGATTATGAACCATGATGTATTTATAAGTTATTCATCTCAAAACAGTAAGGCTGCACAGGCTATTTGTCATACATTGGAACAACACAAAATAAGATGTTGGATTGCTCCTCGCGATATTCCTTCTGGATCAGAATATTCGGATATAATTGATGCAGCAATAATTAATTGCAAAGTATTCATAATCATATTTTCAGAATCATCATCCACATCGCTATGGGTTAAAGGCGAGCTTAATGCTGCATTTACCGAACAAAAGTATATAATCCCATTTCGCATTGATGATACACGCTTGACTGGCGGAAATCGCGTCATCTTAAATCAGTTTCATTGGATTGATGCTTACCCAGATTACGAGCAAAAATTTGCCGAGTTAGTCGAGTCAGTATCACGTATCATTGGAAAGCCGAAAAACGAACCTCAACAAGTAAATATCCCTCCAGTTGCAAATTTAGAACAAGCTATAAGATTCATAGGTCGTAATGAGCCTTGCCCATGTGGTAGTGGCAAAAAATACAAAAATTGTCATGGAAGTTCACAAAAAGAATAGCGATCCAGACTTGCGTCTAGATCGCCTTTCAAGTACTTCCCGGATGAAGTCAGTGAAGAATATTCCTTCAAGTGGCTTCTCCTGCCGGAAGTGGTTAATGTAGTCCTTGCGTACTTGGACGGTCGGGACCGGTTGTGATAATTGTAAAGGTGCGGCCGTATCATTTTAAAGGGTTATCATTGTCGTCCTTATCTAGGGAAGAATCCCCGCTTATCTCTATTCCATCATCACAGGCTTCGTTCTCACAGAATGTTTCCTTTTGATGAAATTCGCACCATCCGTCACCGAATGAATCTTCATCGGTGAATAGCTTACATTCGCTGCATACTTGTTTTTTATCCATATATCTTTTTTTTACGCCAATTCTTGAATATTCTTCAAGAACTTGCAAGTTTTGATTTGCTATTCATTAAACTTCGGTATCGGCATCCAATAATCAGGAGCTATTCCGTTTTCCCATCTATATTCTTTGTTATACCCCCAATATCGGCAGATGTAATAGTAATAGTCACCATATGAGTTTTGAATTGCTCCTAACACATCTATACTACCATATTCATTACCATCTATTACTTCTATAACAGGAATAGGCAATCGTTCCTTTACGCTAATCCAGAGGGATTGCTTTTTCTGCCACTCGCCACTCAACACCAGATGCAAATACTTTACGCATATATGTCTCAATCACATGCGGCTGATTGATACGATTTGCTAATTGAGCTATTAATGATTTAAAATTCATTCTTTTATTTTATAATGTTAAAGTCTCTTCCCCTATCTCTGTTATGCTATATAATATTTCTTTCGGTCTATCCGGATGAGTTCTACCTATAAGGCAAGCAGAATACATATAAATGCATTCTACAGTAATTTCCACACTACTATTACCTGACAATACTGCTATATCTTTCGCAGATAATTCACCAAAGACTTTAAGTATCTCCAATATTTGCACCTCTATTTTTGAAAGATATTTCTTCATTTCTTATTTGTGTTATGAGGGTTAATACTTCTTTCCGTGCATCTTATCACGGAGTTTATTATACTTCATCTTCTGCTCAATATGCCAAAGTAGGTCAATCTCAAGATGTTTGGCAAGTCCGAAGATAGATAGTACCATATCGTTAATGGTAGTATGGAAGTCATATAAGCCATCATATCTCACAGGAAGTGTAGATATGGCATAAATGGACTCTGTGAATGTTTCGTCTTTGCAGGATTCTGCCATATCATCGATGCAATCACCTATATCTTTAGTTGCAATTTCAAGAGAAATATTTCGCAGACCTGCCAAGTCAAATAGACGAATAACTGCATCGGCAAGTTCATCCTCGATGGTATCTTTGATATATCTATTGAATACGTTGATAAACTTTTCTTCATTTGTTAGCCACCCTTGACACTCGGTATATTCACCGATCTTATACTTTTCTTTATCAAAGTGTCTACTTTTTCTGTCTGCTTCCACAGCTTCCATTAACTCGCTAATTACAAGACAAAAGCAATGTTCGTTACTCAATTCCTTATCGTGAAAACCATGTTCACAGGCGATTTTATACGCCCTATCACGGAGGGCGTTTAAATTGATCTTATTCATATCTTATCAGATTAGAATTAAACTTCCTTTTGGGTTATCAACATCTCTGCCTTGTATCGTTTTCCCTTATGAGTAAACTCGGTGCTTAATGTCGTTTTTGCTGAATTAGCATCTATCGCCATGCTAGATATAGTAATAAGGCTAAATTGTCCTATTTTGAGCTTATCTTCTGACTTGGTACTATTGATATATTCAGATAATTTGATATCGATCTGCTCTTGAGACAAAGGTTGATTGGCTTGCCATTTGGCACCAGCCACAAAATCTTTTTGCGTCTCTTTGTATAGAACGTCTCTATCATCAGGATCATATAGCCCATCAGCGTATTCTTTTGCTGCTTTCTCTAATGTCTGTTTCATACTTCTATTTTTTGAGGGTTATTTATTAAAGAATTTGAGAAGTCTATCGGCTTCCCTTTTATCCCTGCCAACATAAATAACATTGTTAATCTTCCGTTTACGGATAATATATGCTGGTCTATTCATTACCTCAAAGTAGGCAAGCCGATAGCTTTCTTTGAGAGAAAAAGACTTATCAGAAGGCTTTTGTCTACGACAGACAAACTCTCCTTTTTTTGTATTTCTTTTCTTCATTCCTGATTTATTTTGAAGGTTCATACTTTGGACAATTCTTGCACTTTTGGGTATCAATCGCAATACTTACTTTCTGCTCTTTCAACTCCACCATACAATGCGGTTTATTTTGCATTGAATAAAAAAGGTATTTACAAGGTTTCATACTTATTTTAGTTAGTTATTCGTTAATTTTCAAATTGGTAATTTTTACCCATCCATAGAACTGCCATAGCCTGTCCCTTATACAGTCTTTAATTTCAGCTTTCAAAGCTGGTTTACGTATTTTATCATCATCCAGTAGACTTATATCAAGGTCAAAGGATATATGCAGCTTCTTTTGTTTCATATTAGTTATTTTACGTTAGTTTATAATGCTAATTTTGGTTCTCGCATAACGTTTGATACACGTTCACAGGCTGTATGGTAATGCTTTCCTAAATTCTCAAAGCCTATAAAATGTCTATTAGTATTTATACAGGCTACCGCAGTGGTACCACTTCCTATGCAATTATCCAGGACGGTTTCACCATCATTAGTGTAGGTTAGAACCAAGTACTCCAAAAGTTTCAGCGGCTTTTGATTAGGATGAAGTGAAGAGTTCTGTGTATCTGTTTTGAAGACTTGTATACTACGCGGATACCTTTCTGTTGAATCATAGTAGTAATCTTGATTCATTGTCCCATACACTTCCGTCTGACATTTTTTTGATCTGAAAGTTTTCTTTCTTTCATGGGAGAATGTCTTTTGAGGATTATAAGTACATTGTTTTTTATAAAATACACTTATAAGTTCATGATTCCGCATTGGTTGTTTTTTAGCATTAAGAAAGCCAACCCCTTTTACTTTATCCCATACCCAATCATATTTATACCACTCAATATTACTTAGTCTTAAATAGCTGGAAAAAGGTTCTGCACCAAACAATACAATAGCCCCATTGTCTTTAATGATACGTTTATATTGCTCCCATAGAGGTTCGAAAGGTATTATCATATCCCAACTACATTGTGTGGTTCCATACGGTAGATCGCATATTATAGCATCAATGCTTTTATCAGGAATACGTTTCATTCCTTCAAGACAGTCTTCATTATAGATTTTATCTATCATAACTATTTTGGGGTATTATCAAAGACATGCGCAAACACGCTCTTTTCATCCGACAGCTCCAGACCGAGCAGTGATGGAAAACACTTGATGTAATTGTAGAATTCAAAGATTTTCTTGTCATCATCTCCGCACCGATCTACTAACAATCGGATGAAGGCAAGAAGACAATCAGAGTCATTGCCAAAATTCTCCTGTGTGGAGAATTGAGTTTTGTCTACGTCCTGTTTTAATTTCCGGATCGCTGCTATCGCTGTATTGAAGTTACGTTTTGCATCGTAACGTAGTTCGTAGCCTTGTTTTCCCATTTCGCTTCTCAAATCATATAGAAGCGTTTCAACTACATCAACCAGTACATACGTCAGGTTGAGAGTAGTATTAAGATTTGTTGTTCCTATTAGCATGATTTATAATACATTTTTCAATTCCACTTATGCGCCATGACTTTCTCAATGGCTGCTTTTTTTTTGAATACAATTGGCATCCCTTACACATAGATTTCAAGTGACGACCGTCATAATGGATACCGTTACAGATTAATGGATAGCCTTGAAGTTTCATTGGATAGTTTATCTTCTTGATTTTCCTTTAATTTCAATTACATTGAACATCTCTTTCACGCGGTCAGCGATGTAATCACCATATTTGCTTTCGAACTCTATATCTGGATTGAGATTAGTTGTAGCAAGTGTTATAAACTCACGCCTAACTTCATAGCGAAGTTGGAGGATAATCTGTACTACATTGATTCCGGTACCATAGTGTTTTGCATCCATTGGCTCACGTCCTAGTTCGTCAATTGCTAAATGACACATGCAATTTCGATCAGTATATTGAGCCATACCACTCATACCTTTTTCGGCATATAGTAAAGCTATCTCTGCCGCACTGGTAAGTTTGAACCCCATTACATTATCAGCTCCGTAACAATATTGATTTATCTTTCCGTAGTAACGTTGAAGCCCCTTTAGTAATGCAGATTTTCCTACTCCAATAGGTCCCCAGAATAATAACCCCTTGTTTGGATCGAATAAACCGTGTTTACCCCAAACCCATTTGTATAGTTCGGATAACAGGACCTTGTTTCTATCATCAACCACAAACAAGGGTTCTGCCTCCTGCATGGATTCTATGAGTTTGATCTTCCAGAATCTATCAGTTTCAGATTCCTTCCAGTCAATAGGATTTCCTTTAATGTGAAACCTAGTCGAAGGAGATTGATTTGATTCCTGCTGACTTAGGGATATCGCTGGAATCAGTTCCCCGATTTTGTTGATTGTTTCCATACTTTTGTTTTAACCATTCTTGATAATCACGTTCAGTTCCCGTAAATACAACCCCGGTCCAATTAGATTCAATTGCTCTTTCAATCTGTCGGATGGCGAATTCTTCTTCAAACTTCGATAGCTTATCTAGCGAAAGCTGAAGTGCGAGATTGAGTTTCTTCTTCCACTTAGGACTTTGCCGAAGTGTTTCCCATGCTGACATAAATGCAATCGAAGAGAATGGATAAACTAATGGTTTAGAATCTCCTTCTTCTTTCCTTGACTTTTTAGGCTTTTCGGGTGGGGGGCTCTCGTGCGTATGCGCGAGACTCTCTCTGTTTATAGTTTGAATTCTCTTATAAGGTGGGATTGGCGTTTCATCTGGAAATATTCCAGTTGATAATACAGTAGAACTTTTTTTATCTACTGGAAATATTCCAGCTAAAAGTAAAGTTGATAGTCTAGGAGAAAATATATTTATTGGTTCAGTTACCGTGCCTCCTTCTGCTGTAATATCACCTGTATTATCAACTGGAATATTTCCAGTTGATAATACAGGTAAAAATGAATAACAACACCCTATTCGCTTGTCCTTACAAGACTTAAAATAAATCAACCCGGCATCACATAATAGCTGTCTTGATTTTATGAGGGTCTTTTCCGTTATATTCAAGTTAAAGCATAATTGAATGTTCTTCACCTCAAATGTCTCTCTCCAACCCTTGTCGTTGCAGATAGCCACAAGCTCGTGATAGAGGGCTTGGTCAGTCGCTGTAAGGTAGGTGTCAGCACGTACTTTCCTTAGTTTGGATGTTAATTGATAGCTGTTCATTTCGCTTTAAAATAGATGCACATTACTTTTCTTACATTACAATTAGGTTGAGGTACATAGGTCTTAGTAGCCGGACAAAGATAGTTGTAGGAATCATGAGGAATACCGTGAACACACTTTGTACAATCCGGGAACCGTATGATTTTCGGAGGTGGTGATTTCTTTGCCATAATTAAAACCTTATGTTAGTTAATTGTCTACCTTTAGAAAAAACTGCCCATTTGCCGTTACCACCGTCAACAAGCCGTAAATCAGACACCTCACCGAATCGCTTGATATTGCCACATAAATCGACAAACCACCCAGTTTCTTTTGACGGGTGTGGACGTATTGCCCGACCTACTATCTGATAATACATTGCAAGTGACATCGTAGGGCGTGCCATGACGATAGTATCAAGCTCTGGATAATCAAATCCGGTAGTAAGTACTCCAACATTGGCAACTACCGGTATTTCTCCGGCTTTAAACTGCCTGAGTATCATTTCACGGGTGGACTTTGGAGTATCACCGGAAACAATTGCACAACCAGGTATCGACATCGTTAACCGTTCAGCTTCTTTCAGAAACCGGGTGAAGACTAAGATACCTTTCCTCTTTCCTCCTTGTATTGGATTCATCAGCCGTTGAACGATGTGGACCAGATATCCGTAGAAGTCGATTCGTTCGTATTCTCGTTGAACTGACTTATCGGTATAGTCGGCACCAGTGGTATTCGTTTTCAAGTTTAATTCGTTCCAGCCGATAGGATTCATTGGGTAGTAGTTCAGCTTTGCCAAGTAACCCATATCCAACAGAGTAGATACCTGAACATGGTAAATGACATCATAGAAGATATGAGGCTTTGTCCGGGTGATGAACTTCAACATAGAACCGAAATCACGACTGGACGACAAACGGTAAGGGGTTGCTGTTAGCCCAAGAACCTTACAGTTTAAGATAGATAGAAAGTCCTTGTACATTCCCTCTTTAGGATTAACTAAGTGGCATTCATCTATTATTATGTTCTTGAAATGGTTGAATAGTTCGGGATGTCCTTTTACTGATCCGATAGTGGCGAACGTTATTCTTGAAATCTCTTTTGAATTGAACGATGCTGAATAAATAGAGCAATCAAGAATACCGTATGAGCATAGCTTTTTGAAGTTCTGCTCCAATATTTCTTTCGACGGCTGAAACACCAAGGTGTGACCGTCAAGCCGTGACGCAATATCAGCTATTATGAGGGACTTACCACTTCCGGTAGGCAACACCATGATAGCGTTGGTTTTCTTCTTTGTGTCTTGAAAGAAGGTTGCTGCAGCATCAGAGGCTTTCTGCTGGTAATCACGTAAGACAAAACTCATATTCCTTTCTCCTTTCGTAATTTCTTATTAAGTGCTTTGTAATACTTGATTAGCTGCTCATACTCGAAGTCTGAGAACTTGCGACTGATAGCCTGTTTGGATTCAAGCAGGACAACTCTTTGTTCGCCATACTTGGCAATCAACCCTTTTCGGTAGTTCTGAATGTTACCCTCCATGAAACGATTGCAGTGCCTACATTGAGCGTTACAGTTCATTTCATCGAAACGGGTGTTCATGTGTTGTCGGTTTATGTAATGCCCGTTATCAGCTTGTTCAAAGAGTTTTATTTGACCGCACGAGATACATTTGAAATATCCGTTCGGCATTGCATCACGAAGCCGGATGAAAAGAGAAAACTCTTTGTCAAGTTTCGCTTTTAAATCCGGCTTCCTCTTTACTGTTACTCCTGCTTTATCAAACAGAGGTAAAGGCTTGTCTTTCTTTTTAGCCTTGGTTCGTTTTATGTAGTACGGCATATCTTATCATTAAAAATTCTTACTCCGTTCTTTTTAGCCCAACTTATGATTGAATCAAGAATTTCTTCATCATCAAGATTGTCTATTATTTCTCTAAAATCATACGAAGCGCCTACCTCTTCTTGAAAGTGTCGTATGATACTTGTTCTTAAATCTGTTACTTCTTGCCAACTTTCCATATTATTACCAATTAAAAGCCCCAAAGTGTATTCCTCAGGGCAGTTCATCAATCATGCAGTTGAACGGTGCTGCTCACCTTATTACATCGGGGACACTATCTGTATGCGCATTACAGAAATATTCATTTGCAACTAAATACTTTCATGTCCCCTTTCCAACATAGTTTTGTGGAAATGGATGGATTTGAACCACCGACCTCCGCTTGTGGTGCTCTCCCATTAAGCTAAGAATCAACTTGAGAGAATCGAACTCCCAACCTTCCACCACACACGGCGCTCTATCCACTGAGCTACATTCCCTTGTTTGCCCATCATATCTTCACAGACCGGACGGACAGGTTAACAAAGTTATTTCGTCTCAACGTAAGCCATTGAAAACTCTTGAGGAATGAATCGACCGACAGGGATAGGTTTAGCAGATTCAACCATAGCGTGAATTTCCTCTTTGTCATATTCGCGTCCGGCTATTCTTGCTTCTTCCTCTCTTTTATCTTGCTCTTTTTTCAAGTAGTCTGTAATCAGCATCATAGCTCTATCAACGTTGAAGGTGTGGACTACAAACGTATAAGTTGACTCTCTGCCGCCATTTCCAAAAACGATTCTTGATTCAATCTGGTAGAACTTCTTTTCATCCGGCTTTTCATCTTCTTCATTGTCACCTTCTACGCTCAATTCGCTTTCTTCCCAATCGAGTGGCAAAGTATCAAGTTTGCGTTCTTTCAGTGTGTCGGTAAGAATAATGCAAGAATCAAACTCTTTCACCATCACAATGGTAAAGCCGAATGAGTAATTAAGTTCTATGTAGTCTTTGAGGATAAGTAAGGCAGAATCAAGCGTACTTGCATAGAATAGAAACTTATGCTTTTTATCTTTGATTTCTGCTTGGGCAATATACGGATGAAGGTAGGTGCTTGGCTGTTCTTGAGCGATACGCTTTTGGTTACTTACTTCGACTTCTGTAATACCGTCAGCTTCCATGCTAAAACGAATCTGCGCCAATCGGTCTTGGTCGATTAAATCGCCGCGCTCAAAAAGAATTTCGTTACGTTCTATACTAACTGTCTCTCCGGTGTCTTCATCTACAAAATCTTCTATCCATGTTTTCAGGACACGTTTTGCAAGATACATATTGAGCATCTTGCGAGGGTCGGATGTTACATACCGTTCCTCGGTTTTTCTTGTTTCTATCATACTACTTGTACTTCTTAATTGTGGATAAGATATCATCTATTGGCAGAGCTAAAGCCGTTTTTCCTTCTTCTTCATACTCTGCCATGAACTCGTATGCATCCGGGAAGTTCTCTTTAACCCGCTTGAAGGTTCGGAGAGACAGAAGCGCAGACACAACCGAATTAAACATCTTGTCTTTTTCGTTCTTCGCTTTCTCTATCTTCATTCTTAGCTTTTCTATCTGCTCAATAGTAGAAGCATCTGAACTGACATGAGGATACCAATTTGTAGGAGCAGGGAAATAAGAAGTATCATCAATCCTTACTTCATGGGAGCCATCATGTAGGGTAACGCAATGAGCTGTTTGAAAATACTTTTTATACCTGCTATAGCAATCGGCTATTTCCTTTGGAATCGACTTGCTAATAGCTTCATCAGCAATACTAACTCTTTCTTTTATAAGAGCGTTTATCTTCTCTGTAATCGGAAGCACCATCTTTGTAGCAACTTCTTCCGCTAATGCTTTTGTAATGTTCATAATTAAATAAATTCTTTATTACGTTCTATTTCTTGCTGGGCGTATATCAACATCTGTTGCTCATTGGCAGCAGGTAGGTATATGCTTGCGACTGATATACTCCAATTTCTAAAGCGGTCAATAGAGAGTGTCATTTCACCTGTTGATAGTTCAGCAGAACTACGCAGGTAGGTTACTTCCTTTCCAACCTTATTGACCGTCTTTCGTTCAAATAAATCACGGTTGCAAGTCCTTTTATAGAAGTCTACTTTAGCTTCGTCAAGGCTGCAACCGTATTCACTACCGAAATACCCTAAAAGTAAGTGTAAATAGCTATTCTGAGCCAGTGTACGATTAGGTAGCTTCTTCTTCACCTCGACTACCGCACGCTCGGAAAATAGCTTATTTACATACTCCTTGAATTTTGGTATGTCGTATTCGTTTTTAAGATTGAACAACATCTAACCCTAAGATTTTCTGATCGGTGATTAACTCTCTGTTTTCTTCCAGGAACCGGATAAACTCTTCACAATGATTAGTGAGAATCGGTATATCACGTTCTGGATTAAACACATAGGTTTCAGTATAACTGCCTACTGGGTAACCGACTTTATTGAACTCTACAATATTGTACTCAAATGTTCGTATGTCGTTACCGTTTTGCATTAAAGCGTAGGGGTAAACAAGGTGCTGAAAGTGATTTTTGAACTTTCCAACACTGTAACTACCTGTAGTCTTTATGTCGTGGACGGTGGTAGGCATCAGTTCGTCAATCAGACCATAAACCAATACGTTACCGAATGCAGTAGGTAGGATTGCTTCTACTCTTTGTTGAGTCAATGCACCTTTGAAGTAGTTGGCAAACTCAGTACATAGCGATACAGGGAAAGTAAATGTGCAGTTGTTATAGATAGCACGATACCACATATTGCTATTATCGTCTGTTACACGTTCTACCTCTATGTCTTTAGGTTTCCGGTTCTCTATGAGAGCATCTACCAATTCATTAAAGCAAGTGCCTTTGTCTGCTGCTTCGCTATCGAACGGCTTGCGGTTAATCCGGTCTATCAGTTCATGAAACTGCAACTCGTGAAATTCTTCAGGGGAATGGGGAGGATTTTCACTCCATCCCCAGTACTTTTCCCAAACAATATCACTATTCAAATACCCCAAAAAAGAATCAAGGATAGTGGCATAGAAACGATACTTAGGCTGCTGGTTCATACTTCTTATCAGCGTTAAGTTTCAGATTAAGAGCCTTTGCCTTACTGTTTATGAGTTGAGCTGCCATAGCCTTAGAACTACCTACGTGATCGAAGCTGTCAATCTGGGCAATAAAGTTGTTTGCGGATTCAGCATCAGTAATAAGCTCTATCTGCTCTTTGATCTCTTCAATTACCTTTTCGTACTTCTCGGTTTCAGCTTTCTTTGCTGCCAACATAGTAAGATAAGGATTAATAACCCGTGAAGCTATGTAATCATTCTTTGCTATTGGTTTACCGCTCGCATCTATGATGGTAGGTACTTCCATAACAGAGGGAAGGTTACAAGTATTCTTACCATCATTTCTACTTGTCGGATCGAAAGTAATAGTACGTCTTTGGCGCCCATTCTCACTTTTCATCTCAAGATAGCCAAGCAAATCAAGCTCAGTAACAATTGAATTGTAAGACTTTTCACGCAAAGCAGGGATAAATACTGTATCATCACCCTCTTTGCGAGTATCACGGTGAGCGACAAAAATCACATTTTTATTGAGCGAAGAGAGAGTTCTTGTCATCCAAGAAAATTCAGCGTTGATACCTCCCCAATCTCTAATACTTGGCTGACGTGTACCACATTTATAAGTAATAATAAAGTCCATCATTTTACCGATGGTATCTATAACAATTGTCTGATAGCCGGATAAATCTTCTTGCAACACTTGTTGTACATCATTCCAAGAAGTTATCTGAACTGTGTCAATACCATCTAAATGTGCCATATTTACACGCTTTACACCGTTGTCGAAGTCCAACAATAAGGGCTTTGGTGCACTGAGGGCGACTGTTGTTTTACCCATACCTGCTTGACCGTACAACATCATCTTGATTGTCGTAGGTATTACTAATTCGTTTGCTTTCTTAATCAAGCTCATAATCATTATTATTAAAAGGGTTAATAAATTATTTATATTCACTAATAATCTCTCTGACTTCAGCATTTGCCAAAGGAGAGAGATTCTTTGTCACATTACACTTTAAGGCTGCCGCTTCAAGCTCAAGTACAGATAGACGGCATTTTGAATTATTACCCTTTCCATAGTCTTTGTTTCTTTTCACTACACCAGCCTTAATCCATTCTTTGACCACTACTTCTCCGTACTTTCGTCCAGCTTCTCTTAGGGAGATGTATTTTGGTTCTTCGCCAAGTTCTATGCTTTTTTTCTTTTCTCCAATTTTAGAGACTCCATCTATAAGACGATCCAATACCTCACTTTGAATTGCGTATATCATGTTTCTAACCTCCTTATTCTTTCAATTTGTTCAACTCTTGATCTTCTAGATCTTCTCATATCACCCTGTTCGTGGTAAAGTGATAGAGAGAACACACATAGTAAACAACAGGCAATGGAAGCCCTCACAACTGGACACACATCAAAAGTCACCTTAACTCCAAGAAGTTTTTCAATTATCTTGAAAGCCATCTTAAAAGCCAATTCACGTCCATTTCTAACTCCAGTGTCCTCTATCGCTTTCTGCACTTGATTGCTGATGGTACTAAAAGCTTTTATCTTTCTATCAGCAACTTCTTTCTTTTCATCTCCAGAGCAGAAATATTGTACAGACTTATCACATTCATCTCTCAATTCTGGAAACAACACCTCAGAGCCTAATACAAATTCGTGCAATACTAAGCCCTCTGATGTTTCTTGTTCGATAAATATTCTTTCCATAATCGTGTAAGTTGAGTATTAGTAATTCCGGACTACGTCAATATATCCGGCTTCCCTGTTTGATATTACCGAGTATAAGGACTGTTCTTTTTCGATTATCCGGTCAATTCTTGCTAAGCGGTTAAGGTCCGCTGTACATCTGCGAAGCTGAACGAGTAACATATCACTAAAATCATAGCGTACATAATCCTCTTTCTTTTTTAGCTTCTTCTTGATTTGCTTTCTTTCTTCTAATTCCTTTGCCATAATAATTAAATTATTGATTAGTAAATAGTGGATGATAGAGGAATCGAACCTCTCTCAATCGTGATAATTGGTTGCGCAACATGAAGCTTTAACCGATAAGCTAATCATCCAATTAAAAAAGGCATACTATCTTCGCAGACCGTACACCTGTACAACACAAACACAAAATAAAACACGATAAAACAATAGTTTATATAGTTCTTTCTTTTAAATTCTTATCTTTGTAATAATGCATGCGCGAGCATTTGATTTATCGCTTGAAAATTGCCGCTTTTCTAAGGTGAGTGCAGCGGCATTCACCTTTTTATTCATTTCTGATTAGTTATACGTTGTTGATTTTATATAAAAGGCTGCGGAGTAACATTTCACTCATTTTGTACTGCGCTAATTGTTCTTCCGGTAAATCTCCATAACCAATAGAGCCTTCTATCTCCGACAACGCTAATTGAATAGCTTGATATTCTTCCGGTGTAATCACAATTCTTTTTGATTTCAGTGGTTTTATAAAATCAAGTTCCGATTTATCAACTCTGTTTATTTGCCGATAATCATCGGTACGAATACCGTAACCACGATAGCTTTGAACAATGGTGCAGACTTCACCTTTTTCAATGATTATCCCACCTTTATTTTTTAGTTGGCAAAGAGTTCGAACCTTTGCACCTATAATTTTTCCCATATATTTAGCTCCTTTCTAATCTGTTATATATTAAATATGACAATCATAAATCGAAATGATAGTATCCTCTGCAAGTCCTTCTAATAGTTTTTTCACTTCTCCTTCCCAGATATGGTCATCTTTCTCATTCAGCACAACAGCCCACCAGCCCATTTGTCCTTTTTCATACCAATGACCATATTTAACAATAGCAAATGGTATAATATTATCCAAATTAGCAATGTCTTTTTTTACGGCTACATCTGCTCTGTTTTCATCAATAACTTTCTGCTTTTCTTCTTCGCTCCATCCCCATGAGAAATTGACAGGTACCAATGGTTTAGTTCCCTCTTTCAGCCGGAGGTATCCAGCCCATCTGCCACCTCTTACATACCAATCCCATTTAGCGTCCGGATTATATGTTGAAATAACGTTCCCTTTTTCGTCTATTTCACTGTATTTTATAGCATCTTGATATACTTGTTCATCACTCCAATGTAACTTTTGAGGAAACTCGTTTTCCAGATATTCTATATGTCTTTCATTTTCACAACCCTGTTTATAAAGTTCTTTGTTTTCCAGATACTTTGCATATACAGTGTTTCGATAATCTTCAATCTCTTTTCTTTTCAAAGCTACTAGCTCATCCTTTGTATGTTTTATATACGGAGGAAGTTCCAAACTCTCATCGTATTTTTCTAATTGTTTTTCTGCGTCATCACCAATGACCATTACTACAAAATGACTCATAATTTTACTCCTTTCTATCTTGTTTTGAATTATTCTTCATCTGACAGATACAATTTCATACCCTTTTTAGTTAAACCTAATACGTGAGTATCATCAGCCCATTCATTAGCAATTCGCATAGATTCAGCCGGACAACCATAATCAAGTACTACCTCATATTCTCCATCGGCATGCATCATCATATCTCCATATCCCGCCACAAGTTTTTTATTAAAAGCCATCAATTCACCGTAATTGTTAGCAAAGTAAATTCCTGTTTTTTCACAGTCTTTATATGCCTTTTTTAGTCTATTAAAAGCTCTTTGTTGTTCAGGTGTTAGTTCGCATACTGCATATAAATCTCCTTCCATAATTTTAATTCCTTTCTTATCAGTTTTACGTCATTCTTCATCATTTATATCATTATTTCTTATACGCGGATATATAATTTTAAATCCATGCATGGATTTAACTAAGTCATCATAATCTATTGCACAAGGAAAATGGACTTTTATCAGACTTAATGTAATTTTACAAGCGACTACAGATGTTACGTCATAAAAGAGCCGTGTTGTTATTACATTTTCATTATCTTTGTCGTTCATAAATAAAAAAAATAAATGATGAAAAAAACAATTAAAGAAGTACTTGAAGAAGCCCGTTTACGTCTTCCGAAAGCCTCTGAATACCAAGGAGAAAAATGTCAAATTAAAGTATTTCATGATGATGTTAATTACACAGTTGTCTATTATGAAAAAGTGTATGGAGCGCAACATGAATATTCCGTTGATTGGGTATGTACTGGGACTTCTGAAGAAAGCAAGTAATCACATTAAACATTGGGATAAGAGTTTGCTTCAAACGAGCTTTTATCCCATGTCAAATAAGTACTCATTCATTTCTATATTGTTTTACGTTAAACACTACTTCCCGAATGCTTCATTATAAGCATAATCATCTTTTAGATGCAGTTCTTCCCTTATCTTTTGAAGCGAATCCATTGCCCTTTTCAGTTCTTCTTTTTTTGATTTATAAACGGCTGTTACATTGTTGAATCCTTTTTGTTCAAGTTCTTCTATCTTTAAGTCTAACATAGCATCAGCGTAGCACAGAGCGTATGATATAGCATTTATATCCTTGTACTTTATATTCATATTTATCTTTTTATCTGTTCAGATTTACACAAACCTTGAATATCTTTCAAAGATTTGCAAGGTTTAATACATATCTTATTTTCTTAATATCAAGATCGGCCAACTAATTCGCCATAAGCTATTCTAACGAAAAAAAAGCAACCGATACATATAATACCTATTATGGTAACAGACATAGATTTCATTGGGCTATATGTAGTTATTGCCCCATATAGCATACCAATAGCGCATATAGCTAAAAGTATGGATAAAACAAACTGGATTAGTTTCATATTCAATCCTCCTTTTCTACTTTAAAGCTCTTATCTTCGAGATAGCTAATTATAGTATCTTCACTTATTTGATTTAAAACTTCCGTTTCATCCATTTCAGAAACCAAACTAGATGTACCGAAATACTCCACACAATCAGATGCATTTACAAGTGATAGCAAGCTATCAGCATCTACTTTTGAATAATAATGTGACATAATCGTATAATTTAAAATTTGCGCCCGTGTACTAATCCGATTAGACCATCACGGGACGGGATTAACCGCCACACGAGCTATATAGACCTGTTAGCGTAGTAGCTGCCTGAACTATATATACTTCCATATAAATCCATAAGCCGTTCTCCTATGACCATCACAACATTTTTTTATAGTACTATAATCGTAATTATTGTTATCACAAGCATCACTTATACAATTATATTTTATAGAGGATTTCATATCAATAGTAAATTTTACTATTGGGATATATTTCCTATTATGCCTTTGTTTTTTCTTATTTGCTTCTGTCAATCTCGTTTTTGTAATATGATTATTCATATTTTCTTTATGAGTAACCCATCTTAAATTGATAATTTCATTATTCTCTTTATCCGAATTAATATGGTCTACTTCCTTTTTATTGTAAGGGTTAGCTAAAAAAGCATTAGCGACTAGTCTGTGAATATATCTATGGTATTTGTTTCCATTTCTACTTAACAGTACATATAAATACCCATTTCGATTTTTTCTCATTTTCAAAATTTTACCCTTAAAGCTTGCATATTTAGAATCATCAAAAGATTTCCGATTTATAGACCTAACTCTTCCTAAATTGGATACTTGATATTCTTTTTCAAATTCATTTATGTCTTTCCAAATTTCCGTCATAGTAGTATGTTTTCGTGCTCATAGAGTAATTCGATTACTTGCATCACGCATAACTATGAGCTTATTAATAGCGTACGGACGCCTACCCCGTTTTCTTACTGATAAAGACGCTTTTTCGGACTATCATAATTTTTATAAACCTTTCTACCCATTTGTAGCATGCTACCACATAAGTGATATTCCCTATTTTCAATACTTCGTTGTATGTTCACGAGCTTACGGGTTATAGTTTTAGCCGCCTCATGCTTCACAATTTGCAGATCACCTGCTTTCAAAGAGCTAATCAATAGCACCCTACCCGATTCTCGCTATCGGCTGCCGTTCAATCCGTCAGTAGGGTAAATAGTTATGCGTATCGGCTCAATCCTTGAACTATACAGAGGGCATCATAATCCATTTCATTATCCTCACCTGCATCAGGTCCCATGATTGCTTTGTAAGTCTCGATTTCATCTTGTATCACTTCGATGATGTCAGCCTTACAATCTACGTTGAAAACTCTACAGGCTGTTGCTTCGTCCATATTCTGAACATTATCCAAATCTCTGTACAAGGCATTCAAACCTTGTTCTAATTCGTAGCGTGTCATAGTCGTAGATATTAAGCGATTGATAATAAGTTAGCTTTCTTATAGCATCTGAACTCACCAACTTCTGTATCATAGTAAGTCTGAACGGTATCATTCTTTGCTCTCTTATCAGTACCAGTGATAGCAGGCATCAATTTCTCGCAAAGTGTGCCGTATGCTTCACGTACAGAACCGTCTACTTTTTGATAGTAGAACTTCACAATACGTTGCTTCATTTCAGATTTCAGTTTCAAATTAGCCCATGCAGTTTTTAATGCTTCGCTCATTGAAAAACCGTTCTTCTTCACCATCTGCCAGGCAAGAGACATTACCTCTTTCATCTGATTTTTAAAGTTCGTGCTCATAATCGTGTATTTTAATATGTATGTACTATTTGATATATCATTTAATCTTCGTTTCTTTGTATCAGATTAATTTGATAGTGCAAATACACTAGAAGTTCTATATCTAGCATAGTATTTCTAGTTAATAAGTATTAATATACTAGATTTTCTATAATAAAAACTAGAACATCTATATGACTTTAAAAGAAAGAATGTTTTATCTAATTGAGAAAGAAGGTATTAACCCTAATCAATTTTATACCAAATCAGGATTAGGCAATGGGTATTTAGATAAAGTTGGAGATTCATTTAGAAAACCTACGATAGAAAAGATAAAAAAAAGCTTTCCACATTGGAATATAGATTGGATATTATCTGAAAAAGGAGAACCTATTTCAGAAAGCACAAACACAAACATAGAAGTTCTAGAAGCAATTCCAATAAACCAAAACTACATTATAAACGTACCCCTAGTGAACCAATACGCACAAGCAGGATATTTATGTGGCTATGAAGATGCCACATATATGGCAACTTTACCTACTATACCTTTTATAGTAGATCATGAGGCCCAAGGAAATTATGTCGCCTTTGAAGTAAAAGGTGACAGCATGAATGACGGAACTGAAGACAGCTACCTGGAAGGCGATCGTCTCCTTTGCCGGGAGATACAATCTCATTTATGGGTAACGTCCAAGTTACATATTAGAAAATGGGATTTCGTCATCGTTCACCAAGAAGGAATACTTGTCAAAAGAATAATAGACCATAATGTAGATAGCCATACAATTACAATACATTCTTTGAATGATATGTATCCAGATAGGGTTATTGATCTTACGGAAGTAAAACAGATTTTTAATGTGATCGAGTTACAAAGACCAAGACGAAGGTAATTCTAAAGCACACAAACAATCAAAGTTTATGCTATGAAATTAAATCAATACACATGGAACTTATATTATCAAATATACTAACTGAAATAAAAGCTATAATACATAAATGCCTTATCCCTTTAAGGACATTCATTATCGGCTCTAATTCTGAAGGTATTATAAACAATACAGATATTGACATAATAGTAATAGTCAATGATGGAATTGATTACTTCATATTTCTTGAGCAAATTTCTCAAAATATTAACGATCTAATTATTTCAAATAATATTCTTATTAGTGTTTATCCAATAAGCGCATCTGAATTTGAAAGCAATTCATCTGAGTTTATTCAGAATATAAAAGAAAGAGGTTTTGAATTCTAAATTAATAATATACGAATACGAGAAAGCTGGAGATAAACTTTTATCAGAAGGCTTTCACAGACAAGCAATCATTATGTACTGGATCGCTTGTAGATTCCTCATATTTCATATACTATCAACAAAGGGTATACATTATATCAGTACGAGAAACGCTATGCTAGAATTTATAAAAAGCAATAGAAGCAATACTATAAACTCTCAAGTATGGGTTTTAGATTCAATCGCAACATTATGTGAATGGAATCCGGAATATAAAGTTAATAGAACGCAAGCGATTAAAGTCAAAAAGTTATTTAACAATATTATTACACACTATGAATGACAACAATTATTACGAAACACTAAAAGCTGAAATATCGCGGCATTTAGAAGACGCTAATTATGCAAAAGCAACAAATTATGCAGCTGCAGCAAGATATGAAAGAAAATATCAGCTATTCTTACTTCCCGGATTTTTAATTACAATATTAGGAGTTTCTTCACTATTCAGCTGCGTAAGCAAAGGGGTATGCATCCCCTGTTTTTTGAATATGCCAGGAGAATGTGATATATTTTCTCACATGATTGCATTTATCGGAGTTTGTATAACTGTTTGGCCTCTTATTAAAGACTATAGTGGTCAAGCTATAATGTATAGGCGATTTGCAGAACAATATAATGAAATATCAAAGCGATGTATTAATTGGGAAACAGAACATCCTTCAAATTCAAATATAGATATAGCTAAAATGTCTGTATTAGCAATAAGAAATAGCTTATCCATTATTAATGGGCTCTCTCCTAACACCAAATATAAAGATTATAAATCTGCAAAAACAAGCATTGAACACGGGTCTTACGATTACAACAATATAAAATCCTGATACATTCAATGAATTAAAGAACAAACTAAAATAACATACAATGAAAAAGATTCTATTCGTTTTAATGGGAACAACATTACTACTATTCATGAATTCTTGCGACGATCCGGTCACAAGAGGAAGGCAAATGTATAAATCTTACTTTCAAAAAACACTAAAAGACCCTGATTCATTTAAAGTATATAATGAAAAGTATACTGAAGATAAAAATGGGACTGTAGAATGGGAATTAGACTATGGAGCGAAAAATTCATTAGGTGGCATGGTGCGTGAAAGCGTGGAATTTTCAACATTTTATGGTGGACAGGGGATAGGTCGCTTATTCATAAATGGAGAATCATTAAGCTATCAAGAACTAAAATAAAGAACAAACTAAATATTAGCGTACAATGAGAAATATTCTATTTTTAATGATGGCTGCACTAGTGATTATGGGATGCAGTAAAGATTCTACATTCACGGATGATAATGACGACAATAAAGAGATTCCGGAAGTGTCTGTAACAGTAGATGCATCTGATATAAAAGTTGTAAGCGCAACGCTAACAGGGAATGTAAATTCAACAGCACTTGAAGAAGATCGGTTAGGAGTAACCAATTATGGTTTCATCGTATCAAAGAATAGTAATCCAACCAAAGAAAACGGATGGGTTTTAAAAGGAAGCAATATTAAAGGCAATGAATTTTCAGTAATAGCTATGAATTTAGCTCCAACAGAACAATATTATTATGTATCATTCTTTTATGATGGTTCTAAATATTACTACGGAGAAGTTCTTTCTTTCTCAACCAAGAGTTTTAATATGGCTGATTTAAAAGCAAAGGCAAATACAGGTGAAACAGTTGCATCTTTAGAAGGCAAAATTGATTATGATAAAATTGGCTATTTCGATTCTCACAGATTGGGATTTAATATAATTGAAGCAGCCACTATTTATAGACACGAGACGGCTAGTGAAGGAGCAAATTGTACATATAATGCATATATCGATCATTTATCTGCTGAAACAGATTATGATTACTATTTCTTTGTTGAATATATTGATAAAACTAATAAAAAACAGACACTTAAAGGAGAAAATTTGAATTTTCATACAACAAATTTAGAATTGGAAACAGGAATGGTAGATCTTGGTTTATCTGTCTTGTGGGCTGGAGCAAATCTAGGAGCGAGTTCCCCAGAAAGATATGGTGATTTTTTTGCGTGGGGAGAGACTGAAACCAAAGAGAATTTCGAATTATCTAATTATTTATATAAAGACGTTCTCATTGGTATTGAGACTGACCCTCATTGGCCTGGTGGAACTAAATTTTATAATATTTCAGGAACTAATTACGATGCGGCAAATAAAAAAATAGGAAATGGATGGAGGATGCCATCAGAGAAAGAATGTGATGAATTAGCCGATAATTGCGAATGGAAATACATGGCATATAAAAAAACATGGGGATTTCTTGTCACAGGAAGTAATGGTAACCGCATATTTCTTCCTGCTGGTGGAAAAAAATATAATGGTAAGCATGAAAATACAACTAACTATTGTTATGTATGGTCGGGGGATTGTTCAACGAGCAAACATTCAGAAACAGGGAAAATATGTGATGTTTTTAGTGCTTCATATACTATTATAGGTTTAAGCAAAGGAACCAATGAAGGAGTCGAAGCATATTTGGGACTTAATATACGTCCTGTAAAAAATAAAAATTAATCATATTATTAACATTTCAATTCTACCTTAAAAAATAGCAATTGCATAGTAGATCATATACAAGCCGGATTAACCTCCGGCTTTCTCTTTACCCTCCTCTTTGTGAAATACGAAATCAAGAACCTTCCTATTAGCCCGATCAATAATAGACCAGTCCTTTTTGATATAAATATCCGTAACCTTTCTTTCTGAATTTACATGATTTAAACAAGAAGCGACATCATCAACCGATATTTCACAATTATTCCGGGCTATTGTAGCCCAAGAATGCCTAGCCGAATAAAATGTTAGATCAGGAATCCCGACCGCCTTCCCAACCGTTTTTAAATGAAAGTTTATAAGTCTATTGAATTCTATATGACTTTTGTAGCGCATAAAGAAGTTGAAAGCCCTATCACCTAATGAATCTTTATAGCGTTCAATATAAGGCAATAGCTCTGGTTCATGTTTAATTGAGATAAACGCTTTATCTTCCCTGCGTCCTTTGGTCTTTCTACGTTCATAATCAAAACGACCAAGATTAGGTTTGCCAAGATAATACATGTCAACAGTATTCATTCCAATCATCAAGAAAGACATAACAAAAACATCCCTTGCAATCATAGGGGCTATTTCATTCGTCTCAAATTCAATGATTGATCGAATCTGTTCAACGCTTAAAGCTTTTTTCGTAGTAGGATTGTTTTTGGGTATGGTGTATGCAGAAAAAGGAGAATTAGGAATTCGAATAAGATTTCGCTCCTCATCATTAAACTCTTTCTTTCCGTTTTGAAAAATAGTATGAAGTGTGGTTAAATACAGACACACACCTGTATCTGTCATAACACCTCCATTTCTTGTCTTGTTTGACCGAAGCCATGCCTCGAATTGCTTCAGGTGGCTGCTGGTAAGATCGGTAAAGCTAAAATTCCTATCCCCTACAAAACTTTCAAACTTACTCATCGTTATTTTGTAGGTTGTACCAATTGAACGGCCCGCATCAATAGCCTTTTGCGCAAATGAATACCCATAATCAAATAGGTTTATTTTTGTATTTGATTTACCTTTTAGAAAATTGTCAATATATTCAGCAAGCTGCTTTGCATTATAGCTGTCAAGGTTTTCCATACGAGAGAATTCCTGTCTTATTCTAGCCTCTTCTATTACCAAAGAATCATAAATCGGATTATTCCTCTCTTTTAATTCAAAAGTCTTCTTGTTAATCATCTCCATCGAAACATAATGCCTAGTTGGGAGATAAGCGGATTGTCTATTTTGCGTAATCCTTAACTTTACATTCCAAGTATTATCGCTCTTCTTTTGATGCTTTAGAATCGTGTGATTTACTGTTGCCATAATCGTGTGTTTTACAAAATTAGAAATTTCACAATGCTGTTCTTTTTTCGTAAAACAGTTGTAAAACATCTCACGCCAAATATAGTCATAATTTGCTGAATATGAAAATCCGTGTAATATACAGAACCGCATCTGCAAGCGGTTATCATCTGTATATCACACGGATTCAATACTTTTCAGAAACTGATATTCCTTACTTATCCCAAGTAAGATTTGAGCAATTTACTACGATTACTTTGTCTAAGTCTTCTAATTGCTTTTTCTTTAATCTGACGAACGCGCTCACGTGTGAGGCCAA